GCTCCTCGAAGATAGCCTTCATTCTTACCTCCAAGTAATCTGTGATGAGGTGCGAGCGACCTTCTGCGTCTGGAGTCCACGAGCCTCCACCGACAAGCATTCCCTGCAAGAACTTCTGCACCTTTTCCCAAGTGATAGTTCCTTTTGCGGTATCATCGTTTATCTTTGAGATGAAGTGCTTACTTCCCTCTGTCGCAACCTGATTCTTGACCTGTGTAGTTGTCAAGCCTGCACCTGTTCCGCCATTTCCACTTTGGAGCGACGATATCTGTTGCTGAATTTTCTGGATAGTTCCAACCTCCTTATCCTCGCGAAGAGTTATATCGTAGGTAGGAATCTTACCATCTTCTTCCTTGATTGTGAGCTGATCTATGGATATTACACCGCCAATTCTGAGGTCAGTATCCTCAAACTCCATCAAGTCTCCGGCTTTGAGCGTATCATGAAGACTCTTGATAACTCCTGTAGTATCCTTTTCAGCAAGATCATGCTGTCTTGCCATGAAAATCTCATCAACCTTAGGCTGATAGACGTACCTTGTGTAGTCGTTCTTGTCAATGAATGCTATGGCGTATTTAAGGAGCTTCAGAGACGCAGCATTGACATACGAATCAGGAAGTGTGATGCCGGTAAGAACGAAATGGTCGCCTTTCTTGATAGGGTAGTCCTTGTATGGAAACCAAAGCTCAAGAGCGTCGTCCTTTACTCTTTCAATAGTAAGTCTCCATCTTCCATCAATCTTGGTTGAGGATGCTACCTTGAATGTTCGTCCGCCACACATACCATCCTTCATCGAGATGGAGAAGTCGTCATCCTTTAAGTCGTTGATATCAAAGTCGATAGCCTTTTTAAGATAGATATCAACATTCTTTACGGTTTCATTATCGCCAAATCTTCCGTCATCATCAGGAGCCACACCCTCGTCAATCTCATCAACACGTACACCACCGATTTCCATCTCTTCGATAGTAGGGTAGATTTCAATAACTCCATTTGTCTTATCATCAGTCTCAAAGAACTGCGATGCAGAACGAAGACCAATCTGCTCGATGTTGATAGAATCGATGTATGGCCTGTGCGGATCTGTGGAGAATTTGTGCTGTCTCCCGGTAGGATTCACGTACTTCTTCTCTTCATTCGTGAGTGTGTTATAGAAATCACTCAGCGATACATGAGGGAATCCAGGCAACATAAGTCTGTTGATGGACATGTTGTTCGGAAGATTCTTTGCGTACTCCTTCATGGACGAAGGAACATTTTTCTTGTTGAGGCCCGATGTGATATACATCTTTGTATTTCCGGCCTTGACCTGCGCAATAAACGCATCAAGCTTCTCCTTTGACTCCTCATCTCCGGTGTCAGTCTGTGTTCCCTTCAGCTCAGAATAGAATCTACATTTTTTAGAGCCGTATCCCTGTGTTACATAACCGGTAATCTCAGTCTTGAAATCAAATGTAACCTTAAGTACCCAACCGGAAGACTGCTCGCCAGTTTCTGGAGAAACAATATACTTTCTCGGATTCTTGAAATATGTCTCTATATAATCGAGGTCCAGTTCAAGTTCAACATTCGTGCTGGCTCCGACGACTTTCGTGATGTTCGCCACGTACTTGACACCGAGGTCCGCATAGTAGTGGGAAGGAAGATTCTTCTCGGAACCATAGGCTCTCAATCTCGTAACGACACTCTGATCGGAATCAGCGTTCTGAACAATCTCATATAATCCATTACCGAGGCCATACTTGAAGATATGGTTTGCCTGTATTCCGGTAGTACCGACATAGATGTTTCTTCCTCTGACGATGAAGTTTATGTCCCACTTCTCGTTCACAAGCGCAAGGGCCTGCCAACAGGTCTGCGAATCCACTGTAATGGACATCGATTCGATGACGTTATCGTCGGTTTTCTCACCATAAACCGACAACCACTCACTTTCAAGGGCTCCACGCTGAACGGAACGGTCCTTGTTTCGGGAGTAAATCTTCCAAAGACCTGCACCAATCTGCTCGTTTAAGCATGCCTGGATTCTGTCTAGCAAATCATCCAACGTCTGTACATAGAATGGGAATTTCGGCAGGGCAGTGTAGTGAAGCTCGTTATCGTTCAATACCACATCGAGGAACTCTGCCCTGGCAAGCTCATCCTGCAATGCATTGAACTTTACGCTGTCATATACGAAGCCCTCACCGTAGGTGTCAGGTCTTGCCTGCTTATCTTTGCCCGGCTCGTAGTTGAGCTCGAATCGCTCGCCACGATAGACAATATAGTCGCCTATCTGAAAGTTGATAGGCACTTCATGCTTGAAGTTGATAGTCAAAAAGCACTCACCCATCCAGGAATCAGAGTACTCCAATCCATGAACGGTTATCTGCTCTCCGTTAACGTCTGTCAGCTTCGAGCCATCCTTATGATAAATATTCCAAGCGCTCATCTGTATGCTATACTAAATTTGAAATATTGCCCTGTGTATCCTTAATCGGCTTAATATCAGTAACAGGGTCGTTAAACTTGAAAGTAATAGAGAGGACTAGCAAGTCCTCGTTATCCGGATCCCTATATAGGTTTGGATCAATATCCTTAAGTCTTACATGCTGTCTTCCGATTCTATTGAAGTCGCAATACATCTTCATCATGCCTGACTTGCGGATGTAATCAATAAAAGCCTTACATTTCTCGTTAGCGCCGAAAGCCTCGCCGTGGAACATAAACTTAACCTTATTCTCGTAGGCTGCCATATAAAGTCCATCCTTTCCGATATATTCGTCATCACCATGCTCATCGTGCCACTCCCTTTTCGGTGGTTCCTTGACAGAATCACAAGGCTTGAACGGACTCTCGCTAACGTACATACCGAAGTCGGCGATGGAGTCCTTCACCTCGTTCCCATCGCCTTCCTTCTGCATGTATATCCTGAAATAATCTTTCATACCTTAAATCAACTTTTTACAATTGCAAATATACAAAATATTGCATAAATATGCAAGTGATATTCGATTAAAAATGTATAAATATACAAAAGAGGGCACAGTTATAAGTCCGCGCCCCCGATTATTACTTCATCTTCAATGATTTTGTTCCGTTAAGAACTCTATTGAAGTTGTCGTTATACTCAACGAATATACTTTCAATCCTCTCGGCCGCATCCGCATTGCGTAACGTATTTCGAGCAATCGTATTAAGCTGAGACAACTGCGACTTCGCAATCTCGCTCATCTCCGGATAATACTTAGCTTGTTCTGCTCTCATGACAGAGCAATCGAGCCTAATTGCGTTGAGGTATGAGGCAATCAAGTCTCCTGTTTCCTCCGTAATACTCTTAATGGAATTTCTAGAAGAAGAACTGCTATTATCTGACCATCCGTAAGTTTTCTTAAGGTAATCTCTCGTTGCCTCGATTTGCTTTGAGAGTTCATCTGTGCTGTTCTTTACGTCGGCATACTCGGCTCCTGTGTATTCTGAAATAACATTTCCGTTGGAATCCTTAATCTTGTCATCATTCTCTGCGTACCCCTGAGTCTTCTTCAGAAGGGCCTTGATTTTGTCTCCATATGTATTCTCAATCATGGAGTTCAAGATGGCGTCCTTTAATTTTCCTTCAAAGCCATCCACCAAGTCTTCATACCCATTGGCCATAGTTGACATTGCGTCGCCCCAGGAAGACACCAAGTCAGAGAACTTGTTACCGGTCAGTTTCTCTGTAAGAGCCTCAATTATGTCATCGGCCTTCTCGCCATACTGAATGAGCTTTTCCAGGTAATCTCTGAAATCTGAGTCCATGTTAGCCCAAAGGCCAGTGTAATCCTTCTTAATCTTCGACAATGTATCAGCGTTCATGTTGAGCATGTCTTCCATTCCGTTGAACTGGACTCCGTACTTCGAAGAGATTTCTCCGGCAACATCACGCCAGTTCTGACCATTGTACTTATAGGAACCCTTCCACATTCTATATTTGATAGAGTGGGAGCCAGCTGACGCACCGGCATTGAGCCTCTTCTGCGCGATAACCTTAGTCTGCTCAATCTCCGCCTTAAGCATTTCCTGGGCTTCCTTGGATGCCTCTGTAGCCTCTGTACCCCAATGGATGTTCATGTACTCAGTCTTCTTGGAGATGAGAGAATCCCAAATTGAGGTCAGGTTGTCGTACTCAGCCTTCGCCTTGTTGTAGCTGCTGTAGTCTGCACCGAACGCCTTGATGAGCGAGCCGCCAATGCTCAACGCTGCGGAAGCGGCTGCTGCGTATGGACCAGCACCTTTGAGGAACCCGAGACCCTTCATTTTGCCGAGGGTATCAAAAGCCCCGGCTGTACTTGCTGCCGAAGAGAATGCGCCTGATGCTCCACCTACAATTTGGCCAAGGATTGAATCCTCTTCGCCCATAGCCTTGAATAGATTGATTACCGGGTCAAGAACCGTGCTGAGCGCCTGTATCTTCGTCGCAAGTTCAGAAATGGCCTTAGACGAGTCTGCGTATGCTGACTGCTGATCATTCTTCAGGCTCGCCTTGGTTCTTACGCCGCCAGCGATTCCGAGTCTCGAAGCCTCCTCCTTGCTGACGAATATCTTCGCGGTATCATCCATGCCGCCAAGACGCTCATTTATGAACTTTCCGATAGCCTTACCGCGATTCACCCCTCCGAAGATGAAGCCGAACGGGTTTCTGCTAATCTGCTCATTTCTGAGCTTATCCAAAGCGTCCCTCAACTGTTTGATAGATTCTACAGACAAACCGGTAGTCATTGAGAACTGGTCAATCTTCTCAATCATTGAGTCGATTGTAGCGGAAGAAACCCTATCGAGGTCATCAAAGATAGCAACCCAATCAGATTCCTGCTTGAACTGCTCGAACTGAAGCTTTGCCACATTCTCGTTGTGAGTTTTTGTGGCTCCGGCCTTGGCTCTATCTCTCATCTTCGGGTCTTCGATGCCCTTGATGAGCTCAAGCTGTCTCTCGTATTTGCGGTTTTCATCCTCAATCTGTTGTGCGATGGTTGCATTCTTTTCAATAAGACTAGCCATCAGGTCGATGGTCTCCTTCTTGATCTTGTTGTTCTCATCTTCCAGTTTCTTGCGGATATCGTAAACACGAGTCTCCTCGCCATACTTATCCTTGACATTTTCAAGACTCATTCCCTTAACCTCGTCCGTAGTCAAGTTAAGGCCGGACTGAATGTTGTCGTGCTTTACCGCAATATCGAGCTGCTCCTCCAGGAACCTCTTGTATGTATCAAACTGAACAGTTCCTCCGAAAGCTATGTTCTCTGAACCCTTCTTGTTTCCTGTCAGCTCATATATCTTCTTGTATGTCTCATACTGCTCAGATATAGTATCAAGCTGCTTATTGAGTACATTCAGTTCGTCTCTGCGCTGGTCTTCGAGAAGTTTTCGGTTTTCAGTTTGAATGCCAGCCTTCTCGTTTGCAGCATAGTCCAATCTCTCCCTTGTTGAGGCCGGGAGAGTCTTCAAGAGTTCTTTGATAGAGGTCTCATAATTGGTGTAGTCGGAGATAGGGAACCTCTTTTTATCATTGAATATAACCTCAAACTCTCCGTCATTAGCAAGCTGACCAAGAGCACCTTCTCCATAAAGCTCCTTAAACTTCTTGATTTCAGCATACATCTTCTTGTATAAGTCGATGCGCTTCCTCAAATCTTCAAGAGCCTTATCTGTCTGCGCGCCTGTTGACCTACGGCCACCGGTTTTCTTGTTTTTCTTCTTGTCGTCACCAGTAAACCATTCGCCCCAGTTATCATGATAAGCCTGCATCTTAAGTTCGTACTCCTTCTGCTTCTGTGTAAACTCATCGAGAGAAAGATTGCCCAGCGCAAGCATCTTCTTTCTGGTGTTGAGTTCCTTTTTGGCAGCAGTAATGTCCGACTCTGCGTTGCTCTTTGCTTTATCGTAGTCGTCTCCGGCATCCTTTCCCCAACTCTTGACGTACTTGTTCTTCTCATGGTAGTCGTAACCACTACCCTTGAGATTCTTTTCGAGCTGCTGAGTGAGATCCGAGTCATCGTTCCTGAATACGAGATGAATGACAGCCTCGAATCTATCAGCCGCAAGCATTCGCTTCAATGCGTCTGATGCAAAAGGATAGTCTTTCTGAACCTGAGCCGCAGCATCTTTCATCATGTTTGAAACCTGGACCTTCTCTGCATCTGTCAATTCCTGGTTGTTGCGAATCTTGTCACCAATCCAAGGAAACGAAGTGTTTACTGCGTTATCGAGAGCATCCTTGAATTTATTCTCGTAGAAGCCAGTTTCAACACCCATCGCATTAAGAACGTCAGCACGGAACTGATCAGAAACATCCTGGTTCCATCCCTGCTTTGCAAAGAATGACGAAAGAATCTGGTTAGCCTTACCCTGCAACTTCGGGCTGTTGCTAATATCTCCAAGCTCATCAATGAGATAATCGCGCATGGCTTTCACCTCATCCTTATACTTTTCCTCCCAGGAGTTGAAGCTAGCGAAGTCGGATTGGGTGGCATTAATCATATTCGCCTTTGCGGATGCTGAAGAGAATGCTTCTGCTATCTCCTTTGCAGAAGACAGCTTCTCGTCGAATCCCTTGTATGTACCCTCGTCCGAAAGAGATTTCTGAGTACTCTCCTCAACCTGCTTGAGAAGAATGAGCTGTTCTTTGAGATACTTAAGTCTGTCCTCATTCGATTTCTTTTCGAGAAGGCTCATAGTGAAAGCATTCTCCTTTTCAGGAGCAATCTCCTTAAGCTTTTCCTTATATGCGTCAATGAGGTTTTCTATCTCTTTCTCATCGCCGTCCTTAATGGCTTTATCTGCATCGTTATCGCGAAGGAACTCGCCGATCTGAGTGTACCTGTCTTTCAGTTCGTCAGCCGTAGTCTCCATATCCTGTTTCAGCTGCTGATGCTTCTGCCAGTAGTATGCAAAGATTGCAGATCCGGCAGATATAGCTATTCCTGGAAGACCACCAAGAAAACCGATGATAGAACTGAATCCGGACTTCAAGCCTCCGAGAAGCAAGCCTCCTGCTGCTCCCCATTTGCTAGGGCTAGCCAATCCCTTCAGAAATCCACCAAGGGAGATTCTGTTTACCTGACCCTCCTGTTTGGTGAGAGCCATACCTTGCTTGTACATCTCCTTGGTTATCTGACCGGTAACATACAAGCGTCTTAGTTCAGCTTTTGTTATCGCATTTGCCTTTGCGAGTGCCTGGATATCCTGAATTCGAATCTGATTTTTATACTGAAGAATCTGTTTCTCTACAGGAGTTATTTTCTCACCACGCAAGAGCTTAAGTTCTGCTTCTTTCGCAATATTCCCCTTTGAGTTCAGTATTCTCTTTCCAATGCCGCCTTCCAGGATCTTAACTCCACGCATAAGAGCCGGCCCGGCGAATGCAGCAACCATAGCAGGACCCAAGACGTGAATCTGCTGCACGAGATTGGTAACAACATCAAGTATGCCCTTGAAGGTTCCACCTATAACATTCTTACCGTTAGCAAAGTCGGCAAGCATGATTTCCCAGGCATCCTTCAGTTTATTGTAGCGTCCGAGCAAAGTCTCACTCAGAACCTGCTGCATATTATAGAACTGACCACCTGCATCAGTCATCTGCCAGAAGATAGACTTTACGTCATCAAAGCTAACATCTCGGCTTGAAATTCTGGTCTTAATCTCTGATGTTGAGACATTTCGCCCCTCTTGCTTAGAGTAGAACTCTGATAACTTTTCAAGCAGAGGAATACCGGCATAGGCAATCTGACGAAGCTCCTTGCCATCTAGCCAACCACGAGCCTGAACCTGACCAAACGCCAATGCGATACGGTCAAAGCTAACACCAAGACCGGAAGACATATCCGCAAGCCTCTTGGTTGTGTCATAGAGCTGGTCGTACTCAACTCCATACGCAGCCAACTGCTTAACGTCTCGGTTCAACTCAGAGAACGTAAATGGCGAATTAAGAGCGAGTTCCTTAATCTGGTTAAACATTGTGTTCGCGTTCTGCATATCACCAAGGATTGACTGGAGAGCGATATGCTGCTTCTCCATCTCACCACCAGTTGTGATGATGCTCATAGCGAACTGCTGTGCGCCGAACACAAGACCTCCCTGCAAGAAAAGTGACTTCAAATCCTGCACGGTTGAATTCAGCTTTCCTGCATGACTGTTGGCTCTCTCGAAGCCGCGGACCAAATCAGACTGAACCTTTGCAGCCGTCTGAGCAATCTCCTGCTGACGCTTCTGTTCAAGCTCGATACCTTTCTGAACCTCTTGGTTTACTGCTTTCTGATCTTGAAGAACCCTAGAAGCTAATGTGGTATCGTGGCCACTACCGATATTGCCAAGCATACCGAGGCTATCCTTCCAGTTCTCTGAATTAAGTCTTCCCTTGATATTTATAAGGGCTCTCATTAAAGAAAGAAGTCTGTTAATCTCGGCTTCAGCTTTACTAACATCTGCTCCGACAGAAATTCCTCGGCTGTATTCAGAGCGAAGCTGGCGAACCTTATTGCCGAGAGAATCGTATCGGCGTTCGGTGTTCTTCAAATCATTCTGGCGTTGCCTCTCTGCCTCTTTTGCCTCGCGTGCTGCGTCCTTTATAACCTTTGCATAAGTATTTGCTTTATCTATAGCATTAAGATACCCGGAACTCTTTACGACATCAGTTGCAGTGAGTCCTGTGATAGGATGAATACCTCTGTTATTCCTGATCTGTTCTAATTCAGTTCTGTATTTAGACAGCTCTGACAACGACTGACGTATGTTGTTCGTTGAATCGACGCCAAACATCTGTATGCCTTCACCATGGCGTTTGTTGATTTCGTCAATAATAGAAGATAACTTATAAAGTTCTCTCTCTGCCTTGTTTGCCTCAGTTGCAACGCTGTTAGGAAATATGTTGAATCCAGCACCTTCCTTGGACACCTCTCCGAGTATGCGGCCTATTTTGTACAATCCGTCCTGGACAGACTCCAACTGCTGGAGTTTTTTCGAACTGAAGAAATCTTCGCTTGAAAATACGCCAATATTACGACGTAATTCTTTAACGAAGTTGTTTAGCTTTTCAAAACTACGACCTCCCTTATCTCCAATACCTTTTGTTGCTTCGGATATTGCTTCCAAAGCATTCTGTGCCTGCTTACCAGTAGAATCAACCTTGTTTAATTCTCTGATAATCTTTTTGGTTTCCTCTTCAATTCTCGATTTTAGAGTGAGCGAGAAACTGAGGTCTCCCATATTTCCACCTGCCATATCCTGAATATTTTTAAATTAGAGTTTATTGTTTAAGTAATCAGCAAGACTTATCTTCTTGCCAACGAGGATTCCCTCATTCTTCTTTTTCTCCATCCACCTGTCGTAGAGGTCATCCATCTCCTTCTTGGTATGCTTCTTCGGACCGCCTTCCTTCTTGGTCTTTGGATAGACGACAAGAGGCTGGTCTGCAACCATGAGGTCAATCTGCGCCGATGAATAGCCCCACCAGTAGTCGTAGGCTGCGATGAAGTACTTACGCTGAAAGAGGAAACCGAACTTCTCTGCTAGTGAGAAGGCAGCTCCCCAGCTGGTTCTGCTTGGATAGCTTTTGCTTCGCTCCTCGTCATCGTCATCATCACGTCCGTCATCCCGGTCGCTAATATGGTAGCCAGTGAGAATGCGTTCGATGGAATTTTTTTTTTAGAAACATCGAGGACTCTCAGAACCTCGGCCACGTCCACATCCTTGATGTAGTAGAGCCAGCGCCAATAAATCCAATACAGGAATCGTATCTTCCAGATGTTGTTGAGAAGGATGCAGACACAAATCTTGACGTTGCGCTTCCATTCGTTCTTCTCCTTTGACCTGATGTGGGAACACCTGCTCATGGTTCCCTTGCGAAGCCAGCCGATCTTGTGCTTCTTTCCACGGAACACGAACTCGGTAGGCTCGTCGTGCAGCACGCTGTCAAGCAACTCCTGCAAGTCCACTGAAGGCTGCTCTATTTTCTTTTCTTCTGCCATGATTGTATGCTATTAAATGAAGAAGGGCGGCACGGCTGTTGATTAGCCTGCCGCCCAACGGTTTGTTATCCTGAATCTAATTACCTAAAGAAGCCTTTACTTGATTAACCGCCAATGCCTGGTTCACCAGCAGCTGGAGCCTTAGTAAGCCAAGCGATGCTGCGCTTACCTGCACCCTCGATAGAACCTGAGAACTTAAACGCAACTGGCTCAGTACCGGAGTTGTCCCACTGCAATGTAGCGTAGAGAGCGATGTTGGTAATAACCATGAGGTTCTCCTTCTCGTCGTCAACAATAACGATAGTACCCTTGATCTTGAACTTCTTAGGCTCAACAGCGATACCTGTAAAGCCGGTAGTAGCGTCGAGGGTAGCGTCACCTGTACCCTTCAGAGTAACCTTGGTCAGCTCTGTGATAGCATCCTCGCCGAACATAATTGTCAGCAAGTCCTTTGCCTTTGAAGGAACAACGAACTCTACATTGAAGTCGCCGAGCTCAGCTGTGGTTGCCCAGTCGCCTGCAAGACCGATAACCTTGTAGTGGTTGATGGTTGGGTCATCCATAGTCGCCTTCAGCGAGTCAACGGTAACCGGAAGCTCAACCTCTGGGGTGATGTCAACTGTAGCCTTGCTCAAATCGGTAATAGCCTTTGAGTAGAGCAGAGTTTTAGGACCATTGAAGATGTCCTTCATCTTGTCAATAGTTGTCATAGCCATAATCTAAAATATTTTAAATTGTTATACCTGAATACTTATTTCGTACGTAACCTTCCCTGTATGATCGTCACGGAAAAACCTGCGCCGTCGTCTGTCTGTAGCGTTATACGAGGATTTGAAACAATGAGATTTTTTGTGGAGATTGGAAATCTGTCCATAATCTCCTGGACTTTCTCGTCAACGCTAGATACATCAAGTGTGTGCGGGTTGCTTGCCGAATTCTTATCGCGCACATACAATTCGATTTGAGTTATAGTGGTGAAATCATTGTAAACTCCACTTGAGTTCATCTCGTTATTGTAGATACTAGATGGAAAGTATACCACGATGTAGCTGTTGATTTTCGTATCAACTGCTTTTGGTCGGCTACGGGAGTAGAGCTTGTCGCAAATCCCCTTCATTGCATTACCGACATCGAAATATAGAGTCTTAATACTAACCATATCTTACATCGATCTAAAGTATCTAACCAAATATTCTCTAAGAGAGGTAATCACGTCGTGACCTCTCTTTACCTCGACAAACTTAGCGTAATCTACGCCGGCAACAAGGAGCATCTGCCATGTGGAATCGTACTTTCCTTTGTTGTGCTCCCTGGAAACAAGTTCATCCCACGCCGCGTTTGGACCATATTCACCACCTTCTCCGTATTCACCCTTGTAAGGTCTCCTTCCGCTGTCTTTGAAGGAGAATGAACTGCGATAATACTTATCGAGGTTGTATCTCTCTCCAGCAGCAAGGGTTACTCGGGTTGGCTCTGGGCCAGGAGCATAATGAATCGACTTCAATGAGCCGTTGTAATATGTACCGATGGCTGTTGACTTGTACAAGTTACCGGTTACGTCATCATAGTTTCGAGACTTGTCAGCAGCTTTCATTGTCATTTCAGCCGCATGATCCATCTTCTGCTGCATCTTTGCTACAGCCATCTGACGGATTTTCTTCTCGACCTGTAAAAACTGACCTGATAAACTTGTCATAATCTAAACCCTTGTCAAATTCCAATACACAACAGTCCTGTTATTATCCGGTTCACAGTCCTTAACCATACCTACCTCGGTGTTGTTGCCGACAGTGGAGTAGATGGTGTCGCCGTCAAGAGGACATCTGTCAGCATCCCATTCGTCATATCTGACAGGAATCGATGCCTTCCTCTTGTTCTGGTCGACGTTCTTGTCTCCCTCTGTAGTGGTATCGGTGTAGCTGCGGCCTTCGCCATAATAGAGAATAATTTCCTTGTCCTCACCAACTGGAGCATCATCATCGGCAAATGGGTCATCAGGGTCGGCTTTTCCGACGACCTTCCTCACGATCTTGATGATGTGAGGATATCTTGGGTTTCTGATGTTTTCCTTTTCCATACGCCTTATTTGATGATGTGAGGGAGAGGTTCTCCCCAAGGAGAATAATTCGCCCTCTTTACTCCGTGGGAGGTCACCCGGAAGGTGGACTTCTTCTTGAGCATCGAATCAGGCTCCAGCTCTGCGTAGATAGCGTTAGCCTCTGCCTTCATCTCGCTCCTGTCGTTGTCCGACATATCATAGCCACCTCCCGAATGAGTCCATCCGTTATCGGAATCGGAGGTGTTGTTCACCTTGCTCGGACCAAGAACAAACCATTTCAGCATGTCGGCATAGGCAAGTCTCACCTTGTCCTTGTCGCAGGCTTCGAGGTCGATGCCATTTTCAAGCTCCCTGTCGTGCATGATGCCCAACAGAGCCTTCATCGGCATCTCGAACTTCACCTTATTAATAAGGTAGTCGTTCACAGTGTAAATGTTCATCTCCGAATCCATAGTCATACAATCTAGTTACGTTAAAGAATTAACCCTTCTTGGTAATGTCGATAATCCAACGGTAAGGAGAATCGAGCATAGCAGGAACAGAAGCGAGGAACAAGTCTGTTTTGAACTCCTGGTAGAGACCGTTCGCGGTAATCATGTTACGCAGCAAGCCAAGCTTGTTGTTGGTCTGCGCCCAAGCCACATCAATGAGCTTGTTGCCAAGGGTGTCAAAGATACGCTTGTCAAGGATCTCCTTACGCATGAAACGCAAAGGCTTGCCAGCAGGACGAAGAACAACTGTTCCGTCTGCCCAACCACGAATCTCTGTAACTGTGCCATCGAAGCGCTTGTTGTGCTCAACCTCATCGACAATCTCGATAGGAGAAAGACCGTTGAGGTCAACAACAGACTTCAAGAACATTGCGTTGTTTGGACCGTAGTTCTGCAAAACTGCCACAAAGTTAGCGTTCGCCCAGCTCTTGTACAACTCAGCAATCTGCTTGTTCTTCAAGAATACGTTATTGTAGTCGTTCTTGGTCATCTGCCATACGAGAGGTACACTGCGGTACTCGATGTTCTCCTTGCGCCAATCCTCCTCAAACTTGCGCATCTGCTCAAGCAAGTCGCAGTTTGGATCGTTCCAGGCAAGCGTACCCGCCTTTTTGAAGTTCTCCTTTGGAACCTTTGCGTCATACAGAGGCTCCTGGATACCACGACCAATCTTGTCGTAGTCGATGAAACCTGTCGAACTCAACTGGGCTGACATGTAGGTCATAGTCATGTCGAGTGAGTCGTACAATACCTGTACCTTGTCGAGGTAAGCATCAACCAGGTCAGCGTCGTTGCCGAACTCATCCTGGAGAAGCTTCATCTTGTGGTAACGCTCTGTCGCAGTCTCACGGAAGCCGTCAGCAGCGAAGTCTGGAATTGAAGCGGTGTACCACTCAATACCCTCATGGTCGTTCTGATAGCCCTCGCCGAGAGGAGCACGGAGGTTCATCAAGGTTGCAGGGTTCAATGTACGTGTGCGAACCTTGAAGGTTGCATCACCATTGTTAGATGTAGGGGTGAGATCTGGATCAATGTCACCCTGTGTCAGATACCAGCCGTTGTTACAGCGAAGTACGCCGTCACGATTGACGAACTTCTGAAGGTAAGTGTTGTTACCCTTACCAGTGAAGAACTTCGCGAGCTGCTCGACACCAATATCAATTTTTGCCATAATCCTGAATCAATCTTTTTACGTTATACAATAGGTTAAATGTGCCAGAACTCTGGGTAGAGTGACTTGTTCATCGCCTTAACAGCAGGAGGAACAGGACCCATGCGGTCAAGCCACATAACGCAGTCTGGATTCAACATACAGAAGTTGACGTTTGTACGAGGCTTGTGATACTTGTCGCCGCCGGCATCGAAATAAGGGAAATCGTTGTCGCTCGGAGCAAAGCAGTTAGGGTTGGTTACCATTGGCAGCACGCTCGCGCCTGCCTTCTCTGCCTCCACCAGCACGTCGCCAGCGCTCAATGCGCCAAGCGCCTCCGAGAGGGTCAGCTTCCATACGTCGCCTACCGATGTGTCGGTGGTTGCCTCCACGGCGGTCACGGTCACACCCTTTGCCTTTGTCTTGAAGTCCTTCTGACCGACCATGATGGTATCGCCAGGGAACGGGATGTGAACGAATCCGTTACGAACGATGTAGATGTCTGTGTCTGTAGCCGCAGTAGTAGCCTTTGCCACGCCGTAAGCCTTCAGAATCTTGATTGTAGCACCAGGACCTTCGTTGCCTGCTGTAAAGCCGAGGTCGTGCTCAATCAAGTCGCCGGCATAAATCTTAGCCGGGCCCTTGAATGGGTTGACAAGCTTACCACCAATAGGTGGGTGAACGAAGGCATTCTTGATAAGCGCCTCAAGACCGGCAAACACATATCGGGTTCCGCCGACCTTACCTTCTGTCTGAATGATGGTCGCACCGTGGTTCAGCATGCCACGAGTACCCATCTGTTCCATGTAGGAAATAGAAGTGTTGTCCATAATCTTTTTACCTTTTTAAAATTGTTATCCTGAAATTACTTCTTGTCTCCACCGCCGAATCTCTTCTTTCGACGCTCGGCCACTTCTTCCATAAACTTGTCATCATCTGTGGACGTGCCTCCGCTAGACGTGCGACTGCCTTTTGCAGGAATACCGTTTTCACCGGTAGCCTCCTTGTACTCTGCGGTGTAGATTTTCTCAGCCTTAGAAACCAGGTCGTCGATGTCGACATCTTCGTCCGGAATCTCCAGCTTTGCTATTGCAGCATTGAGGAAGTAGTTCTTCATTTCAAGGTTTGCCTTGTCGAACTTATCCTTCAAACCTGCCTTTACTGACTCGATGGTTGCCTTCCTTGCAGCCTTCTTGTCTCTTTCTGCGTTAGCCTTTTCGAGAGCTTCGAGTTTCTCAAGCAGCTTGGAGTATTTGTCGTCAGGATCGTCACCCTTTTTAGCCTCCTTGCGCTTACGCTCCTCTTCCTCTTCCTTCTTCTTGCGTTCAGCTTCCTCCTTGCTCTTCTTTACCTCGTCAGAGATATTCTTGTGCAAGTTGCCGTTGATACGCTTCAGACGGTTTGCTAACTTGGTAACCAACTTGGAATTTGCTTCCTCGTCATCACCGAAATCTTCCAAAACATCATCAAGTTCCTCATCGATGGTCTTTTGGCTAAGTTCTTTGAACTTGGTGGTATCAACCTCCTTGTTCACTAATGCTAAGAGTTCCTCTCTTGTCATGTTGTTTTTTGATTAAAAATGTTATCCCGAAAGTGGTCCCTCCACCTCGAAAACGTATAAATATACCTTTTATTTTGCAAATATATGAATAAATATGCAATTATCAAAGAAAAATTGTATATTTTTGCAGTATTAAATGTATATTTATGCAGAAAGATGTGTTTTCAGGATTAAAATTGGATAACGGAGAGCCTATTTACACTCAAGAGTATATCCAATCATTAAGAGACGCCGACAAGAAGCATCCCGACAAGCTGAAGATTATAGCTCAGCGTGGCGGTCAGGAACGCATGCTGTCTATAGACGCTGATATTAAGATAGTTGGCGGTTCGCGAGGCGGCTCAAAATCGTTCTCTTCCCTAATGGAAGTTCTGAAGGATATTAAAAATCCAGATTTTCATGCAACAATTCTTCGTAACGAAAAAGACGACTTACAGTCCTTAGTGACAGACTCTTATAAATTGTTCTCCCAATTTGGAACTTACAATAAGTCACAAAATGATATGACCTGGAACTTCGATAACGGAGGATGGCTCAAATTCTCGTACTATGCTGGAGCCTATCAGGACTTCAAGACACGATTCCAGGGTCGCCAGTATGCCTACGTTTGCATCGATGAGGGTACTCAGTGCCCATACAAGAAGTTCAAGTACCTCTTGACCAACAACCGAAATGCAGCGCATATCCGAAACCGCTTCTGGATTACCTGTAACCCAGACCCGGAATCTTGGGTGAGAAAGTTCATTGACTGGTGGGTTGACGAGAACGGCTACATCATACCGGAACGGGACGGAGTTATACGATACTGTTTCATGGACGGAGATACGCCTGACTCAATCTACTGGGGTAACACGAGAGAAGAGGTGTACGAGCAGTGCAAGGGCATTATTGATAGCCTTTGGAAGGACAGCTATGAGGAACTTGGTTATACAAAGCTCGAAATGTTCATCAAGTCGGCAACATTCGTTCGCGCTGACGTATCAGAGAACATTAAGCTTATCTCTACCGATGCCTCATATCTCGCCAACCTTGCCCAACAGGACGAGGAACAGCGTATGCGAGACCTGGAGGCCAACTGGAACTGGAAAGCTGCCGGCGATGACATGATCAAGATGGAAGACCTTGATGAAATCTACGACAATGCAGAACAGATAGGAGATGGAAAACGCAGAGCTTCTGCCGATATCGCATTCACCGGAGGCGATAACTTCGTAATGTGGCTTTGGGAAGGATGGCATTGTAAAGACTTGGTTGTTTTGAGGCTGGACCCTAAGACACTCGTTTCTGTAGTTGAGGCCAAGCTGAGAGAGTGGGGTGTCGAGGAATGTAACTTCACTTACGATATGCAGGGAATCGGTCAGTACTTCAAGGGATTCTTCAAGGATGCCGTCCCATTCAACAACCAGGCAGCACCTATCGCTAGGAGTCATCAGGAAGAAGAAGGAATCAAATACCTCTATAAGGATTTGAAGTCTCAGTGCGCATGGTTGTTCTATAAGATGATAAAAGAGAAGCAGATTTCCATCGACTCGGCTCTGCTTGAAAGAAAGTATTCAGGAAACGGATTTGACAAGGTTCCTCTCAGACAGATTCTTCAGAAGGAGCGTAAGATGCTCAGACGTGACGAGAATAGTGATGATAGGGGATTCAAGCTATTACCTAAGAAGATTGCCAAGAAATATGTCGGACACTCGCCTGACTTCTTTGAATCTTGGTTCTACGTAATGATATTCAGTTTAACAAAAAAGAAAAATAAAAAGGTAAAAGGATTATGGATGCTATCAAGGTAAATAATGTAAGGGAGCTGCTCGTAAGGAAGCCATTCTACGAGCTTACTCCTGCGGGGTACATGAAGCACTCGGCTGTAAGCGACGTTGTTCCTGACTATTACGACGGAACGATGCCAGACGACACCATGTATCGCCGCATCAAGACGCAGGCAGACTTCTTGCGTGAGTACTATCCATCTGCACACAGAATAATGGACGAGAAGGAATACCCGGACATCTGGAAGCTGAACCCTGAGAATAACAGGTGGTACTGCCAGAAGATTCAGCGTACAGCCTTTGCGTTCCAGCAACTCATCCACACGAAGCATCTGCTGCACTTGACTGGGAACGATGTTCAGTTCGAGCTTGCTGATGGTGATGACTACGAGAACGAGAAGAAGGTAGAGGAGAATCAGAAGACCCTCGATGTATTCAAGAAGGGTTGGCTTATGCACGATATGGAGATTCGCTTCTTTGAAGCCGTAAGTGCATATCTGAAGGTTGCAGAATGTGCAATCGTTGGTTTCTTCGATGAAAAGAAGAAATTCTGCACACGAACACTCTCTTATGATCGAGGAGATATCCTGTACCCTCACGTCGATTCACTCACTGGCGACCTTTTGTGCTTTGCCAGGAAGTACTACGACTACGACGATGAGGGCAACGAGAAGACCGAATATGTCGAGGCTTGGGATAACCGGAAGTTCTACCGCTTCAAGAAGGCTGTCAAGTCTGGAAAGGTGAAAGAGGTAATGACGAAGATTGCAAGGATTTTCGGAATTGATGACTACACCCTCATTGAAGAGAAAGACCACGGCTTCCAATTCGTACCGGTAGCCTACGCGCGTAACGACAACGGACCTTGTTGGTTTATGGTCCAGAAGAACATCGAGGACTACGAGGAGGCATTCTCATATCTCTGCGAGAATAATAAGGCGTACGCTTTCCCAATCCTTACGCTCACTGGCGATGGTGAGGATATTTCTATAACCGGCGACGATATGACCGGCTCTGCGAAGACAATCATGATTACGGACACTAACGGCAAGGCTGAATTCTTGAATGGAACGGATGCCTCTGATGCCTTCGCTACACAGCTCAACAAGTCGTACGACCTCATCTATGAGCTGTCATTCACCGTGAAGCCACCTGAGCTGAAGTCTGGTGACCTCCCAGGTGTAGCCATCAAGCTTCTCTATTCTCCTGCACTGGAGGTTGCAATGAACGATGCGCAGGAGTTGCAGCCATTCCTGGATAAGATTCTCCGCATCTGTCAGTTCGGCATCGGTACTGATGAAAACTGCGTCGCAACAATGTCCGGGCTTCCAATCAATGCGTGGATAAGTCCGTATGTACATAGTAATAAAACTGAACAAATTACAAATATTGCCACTGCGGTTCAGAACGGATTCCTCTCTAAGCAGACGGCTTCAGAACGCTGCCCTGACTTCCCTAAGACCGCTGAATATGAGCGTATCATGCGAGAGAAAAAGGAAGAAGACCAGCAGGACCTCCTTATGGATATGCAACGTGCGGATAACGAAACCCAGAATGCTATCGAGGAGCAGAAGGCAACGGCGAATATTCAGAATGGAGGTAGTGGAAACGTACGTACGGGTCGCGGAGCTGGACGCCCAAATAAGTCAGGAACCAAATGGGACGAGAATCGGAACGCCCCGAATGAGAACAACTGGCAGCACTACAACCAAACCCATTAATAGCCTATGGATGAGTTAAAACGTTCTGTCGATTATAGCAGAAAGCGCTTGCAGGCAATCCGAAACTGCGAGGACCATGTTGCAGATATTCTCTGGAAATCGACACAGAAAATAATTGCCGCAAGTAAGCGATACAGAGGTGCGGGCAGGCTCACAAACGAGTCAGCCCTGCTCTCTTATGCCAAGAATGTTACTGCTGAGGCAGAGGAGAGTATCAACAGTTACATCTCTGCTTACTCCAAGGTTTCATGCAAGATTCTCGGGATTGACAGCGAGAACATAGAATCATTTCTCGTTAGCGACATCTACGGAAAGACGACATCTGAAAGAAACGCCGTATATCTCGGAAACTTTGCGGAAGATATTGTAAGGATGATCAAGGCGGGTACTCTTATGGGATATTCAGACCAGCAGCTCCTATCTTCCATCCGAACCGGATACAAGGACCCATATCACACATCAGTCATCACCAAGGCGAAGAGAAAGGACATTAACATCGATGTTCCTTCTTACGGAAAGGGATACTACAAGAACGCCTATCAGAACATCGTAAGAAACGCTTCTCAGGTGATTGCTTTGGCGTGGGGACAGGCAGAGCAGGAGTATGGGCAGGAGAACAAGGCTATCGGATTCTATGTCAAGAGAGGAAGCAGCTATCCTTGTGATATCTGTCAAAGCGAAGCCGATGCCGGCATCCATTCTTTCAAAGACCCATATCCACCGTTCCACGTTTCGTGTTGTTGTTACACTTTATTTGCATTCAAGGATAATAAAAAGAAATGATATGATAAATTCTGAATTAAATTTCACTTTAGAAGAAATTCTTCCGAAGTTTCCTAAAGAATTCCAGGAGAAGATAAAGCACTCTGTAGAGCTGCTGAGAAAGGCGGAGAAGCTTGCACTGGCATATTCGCCTAACGAAGGCTTCTATCTATCGTTCAGTTCAGGCAAGGATAGTCAGTGTCTTTATCACATTGCCAAGATTGCAGGCGTGAAGTTCAAGGCTCACATGGGGCTTACGTCCGTCGATCCACCAGAAGTAATCAAGTTCTGCCACAAGCACTATCCGGACGTAGATATGATAAAGCCGAAAATCAGCATCTATAACCAGGCCCGTAAGGAAGGCATGCTTCCGACAAGACTGATACGATGGTGCTGTCGAGTCTATAAAGAAGGTATTGGCGCAGGTAACGTGGTTCTCATAGGCATCCGCCACGCAGAAAGTAGACAGCGTTCGGGTAGGAGTGAGGTTGAGATTACCAACCATAAGTACAGCGGCTCCCTTGAAGGTCTTGACGAGTTCCGTGATAAAAGGAACAGTCAGAAGCGTGGCCGTCCAACCCGGTGGGGCATCCACGAGATTAACATCACCAATGCCAGTGATGAGCGTACCATTGGCTGCATCAGAGGCTACGAATCGCTCTTAATCTCTCCAATCATAGAGTGGACAGATGATGATGTATGGCTATTCTTGAACACACTCGGTATTAAGCATTGCAAGCTGTACGACGAGGGCTACTATAGGATTGGCTGCCTGTGCTGCCCTATGCACAATTATAAGCAGAAACTCGCCGACTGCAAACGCTATCCGCATATCTATAATAGTTGGATTAAGGCCATCAAGGATATCCAGGCTAGCGGAAGGATGATAGACGAAGGATTGTCGCCGGAAGAAGTGTTCGACTATTGGATATACGGCAAGTCTATCAATGTATGGAGAGAACACCGCAGGCAGCAAACGTTGAACTTTTAAATATCAAGATTATGATTGAAGAAACAAAAGGATACACGTTATCCGTCGATACGTACAAGAAGGCGAAGGCTCTCAAGATGAAAGACCCTCGCTATTACATCTACGCTAGTCTCCGTGGCTCAGGAATGCCTATCCGTGACAGTTGGGCCATCGCATTCCAGGGCGAGGGACTCAACTGGGAGAAATCCTTCCTCGAAAACGAGATGAACAAGCTAGAAGCCCAAGAGTCCGTCCAGAAGAGAATAGCAGAGGTTCAGGGCAAGAAAGCGAAGAACGAGAACGCCGATGAACTCACCCAGGAGGAACTTATTAAGGCTACCTCGAAGGAAGAGATTCTGAGAAACCTCGTTATCGCTCAGCGCAAGCAGAAGTTTGGCTCTCCAGAGTGGCAAAAGACAACTGCCATGATAGCCGACTACTCTAAGATTAAGCAGGACGAAATTGATACAGAAAATAATGTGGTCCACTACTACATTCCTCTATCAATGCCTCGATGCTGCGAAGACTGCATTATCTTTAAAAATGGTCAGGCGACTTTCCAAAAGAAGAAGAAATAGTTAAATTCGTGTTAAAGTAACTTTGTTTTACTAGAATTTCAGCAAAACCAAGTACCTTTGCAAACAATTAATGTTCACAGATTCTTTCTGCTGAGCATAATTCAAATTATTTTGGTTAACTAAGAGGGGCAGCGTCTTCACAGATACTGCCCCTCGCTTTTTTAATAAATATATAAGTAGAAGAAAACTTTGAAGTCAATTAAGGATACTTCTCTCCGGTAACCAACTCAAGTATACCCTTAAGCCTATCATTAAGAAGGTCGTCATTGAATACAGGAAGAACACCGTATGGTGGCAGTTTCTTAGTCTCTGCGGCCTCCAAAATGAACTGGAGCGCCTGCACTAAGGAAGTGTGGTCTTGAACGACCTCAAGCAATTTATCGCTCATCCTTGCCTCCTTCCTTTTTAATCTGTTCTGCCATCTCAAGAAGAGTCTCGGCGTGCTTATCGCGGTCAATGACTTCCTGTACGGCCTCATCGCTCTCCTTGCGAAGCTGCTCTTCTGTCTTACCCTCATCGGCAGCAGCGTTCAGTCTCGCAGACTCACGGGCAAGGTATTCGTCACGGAGCTTCAACTTACCTGCCGTGTATTCTGCATCGCCAGGCAACGATGTATCCGCATACATAAGCTGGGAAAATGCCTCGATGATGTTTCCATCATCCTTGGAGAACTCATAATGGTCTCCTACAGCAACAGGAACACATTCATCGAGTGCAGCATACATTGATGTACCGATAGAGTATTCAACACCCCATGTGCCGGCAATGTTCGCAATCTTGATGAAAGGCAGCGAGCCTCTCTGCAAATGCTTCTTGATATCAGCAGGAATATCCTCTCTGAGTGAAGCAACTTCTTTCTTAGACAAGCTCTTACTGAACTTCAGCACGGTGAAGTGTCTTGTCTTGATAGTTTTTCCAAATGGTAATGCCATGATAACAATATTTTAAAGTTCAACTTTTATTTCCTTATACTCGAAATCTGTGCAAGAAGGATTCTCCTCAGAAGTAAACCTAATCTCATTAGGGTTATTACAAACCCCATCCTTGAAGAAGAAACAATCCTTGCAAGTGTAATCAGTCTGTTGTTCCATGTTCCAATAGTTTTATTTCGTCTTGGATATAAAACACCGCCTTACGCAAGTCCTCGATGCGTTTCTCGGTCTTGGTCTTGTTGCCATCCACCTTATCCTTTCGCAGGAGATACTTGATAGCGTTCCCTGTATTGAAGTCAAGGTGTCTGCAAATATCCAAAGGCTCAACACCACATAAATCCTTAAGCCACGCATAATGGGATGGGTGAGATACTTGCTCTGTCTTTTCATTTCTAGATTCTCCTCCAGCTGCTATTGCTACACCAAACTTCATTATGCTTTCCGTATCAAAATGAGCAAAAAACTCATGGTTAGAATCGGCAGATGTACATAGATATGTACAATCGTCATTTCTCTCTATACGGAATAGAACTGGGATATTGTCATCGTGAACAAACAGAGGGTCAAAATTGCATTTTAAGCAATTCTTCCTTGTAATATAAAATTCCAGCCCAACCTTAATATCTTCTTTCTTAATCATAAGCTATTTCTTTTTACTATTCAAATAAAATGCTCTAAGAGCCATAACCTCTGATGGGTTGTGATAAAGGATAATACAGAAATCACCATGTTCTTCTGTGTGAACCTTTCGTAAACCACATTCCTTGATAAATCCATCCTCACCAATATAAGGATCAAGGATCTCGCGAACAGCACTAGTATGGCTTGGTTGAACAACAATAACGCCACCAGTTTCCCGAAGTTTCTCTAGCTTCTCCCACTGAGCTTCGATATTTTCGTCTCCGTAGAATAAATCATAGCCATAAGGCTCTGTGATTTCTCTATCAATGCCCATTCCCAAAGGAAGTTCAATTACTATAATCGGCTTCATAAGCTATTCCTCCTCATCTTTTAGTTCAACGAAATCGCCAATACCCAAACGAGCATTGTTGATGCAAGACGCAATCCAACCCATCAGGTAGGCAGAAGGCTCGCCGCCGTGTTCTAAGTCAGTATATTCCTCGATGGCATCGCAGACGCGAGAAGCTTCATGGCAGCAATAGTTCATCGACATAACCTTCTGACACGGAAACGATACAAGAACGCCTCGCCTTCTGTCGCTCTTTCTGACAGCATCGGAATACGTAACGCCGCCGTAATCAATATCGGGAGCCTTGCATTTGTCAAAACAGGAATCTATCAGCTCTTTCAAGTCTTTTCCGATGTGTACCCAAAGTTTCAAAGGGTAGATTCCGTTTTCGTATTCGTAATATCCTTTCTTCTTCATATTCTCAACTATTTCTGTTTTGATACAATCTCGATAGCAGACAATAATGTCTTCTCGCTGATACCTTTTCCACTACCAACACCATCTTTCTCTATTCTTTCAAGAGATTTCTCAATAGAGCAAAAATCATCCTGAGAATTACTCATAAAGCCATCAAGTTCTTCACTTACACTACTGATACAATCGTTGGTTTTTTAACAATAGCTTCAAGACGACCGAAACACTTGTCGATATAATCCTTCAACCTTTCTTCATGCTCTATGATAGTTGCAGAGTTTGAGATTTTCCCATGCACCCAGTAATTATCTACGCATGCGTAATAATCACCTTTTTCATCGCTGTGTTTTTTGCCAGATACGACTCTTAACTCAACGAAATTTTCTCCATCCATTACCGCATACACTCCTTCTCCAAATGGATATAGTTCGGCTTTTTCTGCATCCTCCCTACTTTCTCTTTCTTTGTATGCGACCTTTCCTAAAACGCTAACTCTAATTTCCATATCTCAACTATTTATTATGTAATCTACCAATATGCCACTTTGAGCAAACCTTACATAAGTAAGGATGCCAGCCGAGTGCCTTCAACCTCGGAATCTGATTCAGAAACTCCCAAGCATCATCCTCAGTCTCGTATGCAACCTTCGCCTTCCATGAATGAACCTTTCTAGTCCAATGCTCGGGGTCTGGCTTGAACGGCGGAACCTTGTTCGGATTGTGATGTCTTCTCATAGGCACTTGAATGAAACACTGTTCAACGTTCTGTTCACCACAATCTCCTTATCATTGCACATGGTCCTCATGCACTCCAGGGCATCCTCGCGAACAGCAGTCATAATCTCCTGCATTGAAGCGGTGGCCGGAACCATATTCTTCTCGGCCTTAAGATTCGTGATACGGGAGATAATCTCCTTGATATATTCCTTGTCTATCATAGAAATCTGTTTTATAACCGTTAATCGTCAGGCTGAATGAAGCTCTCCGGCTGCTTGATGTCCTCCTCACCACGCAATTTATTCTTCACGTCATTGATGAGAAGCTCCTGCTTCAGGTCAATCATCTGCGCGCCGTACACCTGATAGGTCATTCCGCCCTGTGACCTCTTCTTGAAGAAGCCGTACTTGTCGCTCATATCACGCCCGAACTTCTGAATCGTAGGGATATCCTTCTCCTCGACATCGTTTGCCTTGCAGAACTCGACGAACCTCTCGTACATCTCCTTGGCAAGCATGCATTCCGAAATCTCGCCCCTCGCCTCTTGGCTGCACCTCATATCATACGCCCTTATCCAGGCATAGATAGGATTGCTTCCGAGAAGGGAGATAAGCAGCTGTCTCCTGCTGCCCTCCGCTGCCGGGAACCTGTACTTCCTGCTCCTCAGCTCCATCGCGCCACGGAATATCCAGTTGAACACTCCGCTCAGCTCTTCACGGATGATCTTGCTCGCAAGCTCCGGGTCCTGCCTCTCCTTAGGAATGGTAACATCGAAGCTCACGTACTGCAAGCGCCTGATGAATCCGAGCGACGCATCATCAGGGAACGGAAGCTCATTGAGATTGAAGATGAGGTAGGGGATTGAGTTCCCCTCCAAGATATCCCTGCCAAGCTTTCTCATCGGGACGGGCTCGCCGCTCACGAGTCTCTTGAACATACCGGTGTTCTTCCTTCCGAATTTCTTCGGGTCGGAATCGGAAGACCAGTTGAAGATGGCGTTCCTGATAGGATACCTTCCCCTCATTCCCTCGTCTCCGTCAGCAGTGAGGTCGGCGTAGTCCATCTTGCTTATCCTGTCCTTGCCGAATATGTTGCAGGCAACGTCGAAGATGACACTCTTTCCGTTGGCTCCCGTACCTATAAGGAGAAGACAGAGCTCAATCTTCGATGATTCCTTCCCCTCGTACGGATTGTATGCAGTACCTCTCTGTATGAGACCGAGACCGAGGAACATCTGGAGGATCATCCTCGACGTCCTGTCTGGGAGGACCTCCTTGATGAAGTTCATCCACCTGTCGCACTTCGCCTTCGGATTGTAGTCGTATGGGTGGTAGTATGTGACATGGTACTCGGGAGAGAACGGCATCACGTTCGGATACTTCAGACCGCTGCCGAAGTCAACCACTCCGTTGGCGAATGCAACGATGTCGAAGGTAGGTCTCAGTATGTTGTAGCACTCTATCACCTCCATGAATGACTTGTTCATCACCGTACTGATGCCGAGCATCGGAGCCATGGCCAGGTCGAGGAGCAGAAGCTGGTAAGCCTGTTCCAAAACTATCTTCGGAACAGCTTCGTATATCTTGCCGTTGAACATGTAGTAAGCACCGTTGTAGTACTTCACCGGAGCCTTCTTCGCCAGACGTCTCATTGACCTGATGAAAGTAGACTTCAGCTTGTTGTACTTATCAGAGTTTGCCTTACCCCAGTCCTGGCAACGGAGCGCTTCGAAGCCGTACTCGTCATGCCTCAAAAGGTCTAGCAACTGAGCGTGCAATGTGTCTATAGCAATACCATTTTCCATTTATGTACAATAATAATATTAATTTTCCGTTATTGTGTAGGATAAACCCCGATAAACAGGGGCTTTCTGAAGGATAACACGTGTCAGGTCGTCCTTACAACATGTCGTCTATAAAATATCGACAATACAAAGATACATATAATATCCTGAATATCCGGTAAAACCCTAGTAAATAAAGGGTATAAATATACATTTTAGGTATACATTAAATGAAGGATAGGTATACATTTATGGTTTGGTCTGCAAAGTAAGAGTTTATGGTATCAAATGTTAATAAATAACGGATGAATGAATATGCATAATTATCCTTTATGGTGGAAAGTAATTAAACTTTACAAAAAGGCTGAAAAATCGGAAGAAAAAATTTTTAGATGAGGTGACTACCGCGCTGATTTAGTGCTATTTAGGGGGTGTGGGGGTGTTTCTTCTGAAATTATTACACTTTGTGTCGGTTTATATAGTGTAAACGGGCGTGAAACAATATTTTTGTAATTATTTCAAATTATCGGTTTATATTTATAAAAAAATTACGTAACCCCTTAATAACCAATACTTTATATTTTTGTTTATATTCATTTTCTTGCATAATTATACATTATCAATAAAGCGTGAAACATCAAAACTTATTACAATACACTTGACAAAAAAATGTTACAATAATAACGTACTGGTCAAATGTTAAAATATTAACATTTAGTGCTTATGTAGTTATGCATACGAAAGTAAAACGTAACATATTAATACTTTGCCACAAAGTGTTAAAACTTATAACTATCTATGTATCAATATGTTATAACGTCTTTAAAGGTCGTTTTTTAACATAAAAAATTTGCTTTTATCAATAAATTTTCGTACCTTTGTAGTACAAAAAGAAAGAGATAGGACACTATCATCTTATAAGTAACATTTAAACAATTTAGGTATATGAAAGAATTATCCGTAAAAGGTGCTCAAGGTTATGAGCACGTAAGTACTAAGGTTGCCAGTTATGTAACCGAGTGCAAGGGAAGTGAAGTTTTAGTACAGAGTTTAGAAGTGCTCAATAGTTACCGCAAAAAGCTATTAAGCGAGTGCACCGATAGCGAAGTTGTAAGCGCAAAGAAAGAATTGGAGAAAGCACGTGCCAAATACAACAAGCTAGCAACAAATTACGTACTTTCAGATGAAAGCTATTGCAATTTGCAAACAGAGTGCGTTCGTTCTGCTGTAAGCGAGTTTTCACGCAAGCATAAACTACCTAATTTCTTTGCGTGGTTTGATAACAACAATAAAGACGTACAAACAACTATTATAGATAGTTTGCAAAGATTAGGCAGTAAGTTGTGTTCTTTACATCAAGCATTTTCAAGCGGTGCAAAGGTAGCAAAGAGAAAGAGTGAAAGCATAACAGATTTGCAAAAGCAGATAGCAGAATTGCAGGCTAAACTAGCAGAAGCGCAAAAGTAAGTAACACAAAACAGGTAGCTAGAGAAATCTAGCTATCTAGTTTTTCCTACTGTCTATTTGATAGGTAGCCAGTGGGAAATTTTACTCCAGGTTTTTCAACTTGGAGCGGGTCGCCGTGTCCTTATTTTTCCCACACAATTTGGTAAACCTTGTCGTGGTGTGTGGGCTTAACTCAGAGAGAGAATTTATTCTCCCTCAGGGGACTAATTGCCAAAATTCAAGAGAAGTATCTCAGTAAATCGAGAGTGCGAGAGGCACACCGAGATGGGAGAGAGTAACGTGTTACTCAGAGACATCCATCCGAGAGATACGCAAAAATTCCTGGCGTGAGCGTCGAATGAGATGAGACGGCACGACGGCTAGGGGATTTGTATCATCTAGCGAGATGAGAGTTTATAGAAAGAAATCATAATTCATATTCTATTCGGTGTTGTGAGCCGTTCGGGAGTGGTTACCCGAGAAATCCCAGTGTGTGCAATCACGATTGCAGCGTTCAAGGTACACACTATCCACGCTGACTGAAATCGGTTGCTTGTCATCCGTGCGAGATTTATCTCCTCAGAAACAAACAAGCTGCTGGCAGAAGCATAAAATCTGTAGGGTGTGAGCCACGTAGTTAAGACGATAAAGATAAAACGTGGTGCAAAGATGCACATCCTGGCTAACGGGGCGGGGAGAAATCTCCGCTCTACAATTACAAACCAATTAAAAATATAGAATTATGAAAATTATCAAGCATTATGTTACGGCAAACCGCTCGGACGAAGAAATGGAGTTCCTTGGATATGTTAAAGACGAAAAAGGATGGTCCTATATTACAGAAGAGCCGGAAACAGAAGAAGAGAAAGAGGAGCTATATTCTTCTTTCGATATATTGTAGCCTAAAATCTCCCTACGCTTGTATGGAACTACAAACCAACAAATTTAGAATTATGATACAGAATTTCGATTGCAGAGGACAGAGAATGATGGAGAGAATTATTGCAGACAGACAGACCATCTATAATCGTGTGGAGTTTATCTCGTGGCGCAATAATACTCTAGCTCTGTTTCTAGCCTAAAATCCGTAGCCAGTACGATAATTGTCGTGCGTGGCTACGGAACAATTACCAATAAAATATAGATATGAAAGCAAGACAGATTATTTATTCAAGCACGATAATTGTGCTTGGATTTATTCAGAGTGTTCCTGCTCTGTTGTGTTTAGCAAGTACGAATATTGCCATTATTCTGCTTGGAATATTTTGGGGAATTCTGCTTGGAATATTCTGGAACAGTACGATAATTGGCAGATGGTTCTTTAGGGAGCTGTGGCGATCCACACTCCGCTTGGAGAATTTCATCCTGCCTGGAGCGTGACAGATTTGGCAAGTACGATAAATTGTGCTTGCAAACATTCAGCTAAATTCTGCTTGGAGAAATCCAGGCAGTACGATAATATAACCAATTAAGCAAAAGAATTATGGAACAGAGAATCAGCAAGGGCGTGCTGTCTGCTGCGCTCGTATTAGTTACAAGTTTCCTGTGTGGAATTATTGCTATCGCAGGATTTCTGCTTGAAGATTTTCAGGCGGTGTTATATTCAGCTGCCCTTGAGATGTGCGGTCTATTTATAATTGCGATAATGATAGACACAATTCAGTCACAGATAGATGATATCTGTGACTAGCCAAATTACCGCTTGGAGATATTCGGGCGGTATCTAGTATTAACCAAATAAATTATAGAATTATGAAGAAGAATATTTTCGTGGCATTGTTTGCCGTAGTGTGTGTTGCATTAGTAATGGTTTCAGTTACTCTCGTGAATTGTCACAGAGCAAACGTGATGCTGAGAAAAACTGTGTTAGCTCAGGCTAACGAGATTTCAGAGCTGAACGGCTATCACACAGCAGAGGGAGCTACAACGTTCGTAGGTCTCAGAAAGTAGCCAAAACTGAGAGGAGTTTCTGCTCCTCTCTACTATTAACCAAAATATTAAGAATATGTACAAGACGATAACAAAGGAATTAATCAAGTGTGAGTTAATTGATATCATGATGGGCATGGACTGCGAGGAAGATATGTGTACACACACATCTATCCAGAGAGTTCTATGTCCTATACAGGCGTGCGATGAGTTCGGCGGCGATCCTGAGGATTCTCGTCCTCTGCTGCCGGGAACATACCTGGCAGTATATCATGACAAGATGGAGGATGAGCCGTTTCCTATGTTCGCAAAGATTTGCGCCAACATCATTACAGATGAGGACAAATGTCAGATGCTCATGAACGGAGACGGCTGTATTCTGATTTTCCTGCTCAACAAGTACGAGTAGCCAAAAATGTGCTCAGGCATTTTCCTGGGCATACTATGTAGGACCATTAAACAAATTGAATTATGCAAGACAGAAAATCACAGAAGAATTTTGAGCGTGCGCTTATGCATGAGATGGAGAAGATCAAGATAGCAGCGCGCCAGTGGCACAACAACAATACTAAGGGCTATAGGGATTTCCGTAGCAAGAAAACTATCTCCAAGAGTTTCTCTGAGATTGCGGTATTGTGCATGAGCTAAATGTGCGTGGCGATTGTCACGCATACTATTCACCAATATTTAAGAATTATGATAGATGAAGAATACAAGGAGAATGTAGAGTACATACTCTCTACGATTTTGCCTAAGTTGCAGGAAATCCAAAAAAAAGTATTGAAAAATCAATCAAGACTGAGCCTTGATGTTAGCGTTAGCAATAAAAACGGCGAAGGGTATATAAGTTGTTTTGCCTGTGTTATGAATGACATGGGAGAAATAACGGATACTTGTTTTCCACGTTTCATCTGCGTATGCAGCAAAGAGGAGATTGACGAGCGGCTCAACGAGCTTAAAGAGTTCATCAAGAAGTACATAGCCTGAAAATTGAGGGAGTTTTATCTCCCTCTCCTACAAACCAAAAATGTAGAATTATGAGTAGATGGGTACAATTTTATCACAAAATCAATAAATTTGACCTTGTGAACATGAGATTTACCGATGAGGTGAGCGTTGTGGAAATGGTGGGCATGGATTCTATCATGCCTATTGACGGTAGACTTAATCTGTCATCCATACGTGCTGAGATACAGAAGAAAATCGAGAGCATGAAGAAAATCGAGAGTTTCGACCCTTGTGCGTTCTCCATCCTCACCGGTCCTACGATTCTGTGTGCTTCAGAAAGTCCGGTGTACAATCTCTAGCCAGAACTGGGCAGTACGATAATGTGCTGCCTGCTATTAACCAATAAAATTCAGAATTATGACAGACGGAGACAGAAAGTTCCTTGCAAGGCTCGTAGCGAGCCACAAGGCAGTTATCAGCGAGGAGTGCAGACGCAAGAACCTCGACAAGAGCGAGTATTTCAGACGCGTAGCACGTGCAGACAAGAAAGCTCAGGAAATTGAGCGTGCGTACATGCGCCCTCGCAGATTCTAGCCAAACATTCTGTGCAGTCTATCTGCACAGAAACCATGTTAAACCATAAAAATGTAGAATTATGAACGAAAGACAGGAAATTGCAGCTATCAGAACAGCTGCCGAGATGAATGAGCAGAATATGCGTTGGTATTCATATATCTTGGATTCCATACACTCCGACGACTTAGATGTCAGCGTCTTGAGCGACAAGATGAAAATCGAGTTTGCATTCGAGATGTTCTACAAGGAGGCAGTAAAGGGTGACAAACGTAAGATATCACGCCTTGAATTGCTCACGTACTGGCTCCAGGGATTGTGCAGTACCGTAAATATTGCATATGAGGACTACGAAATCAAGCAGATTGGAAAGCTATGGAAATGCCATGACCACAATTTTGTGGGAGACTGGTTCAAGAATATAGCAAAGAAGATGATTGAGCTCGCCTATATCCTTGGAGTGAACACAGACAAGTATCTCTATTAAGCCAAAAATCCTGCGTGGAGACACGTGGGAGCTATTATTAACTAAATATTCAAAGGATATGAAAGAAAGTATTGAGGCTATGCTGTGGGATTTCATTGTTGATAACAATATCGCCACAGAGGACGAGATTAGACTTGTCTCGGATATAAATGGCTGGAACGAGGAAACGATGACAGACATTATTTATGCCATGACAGGACTACGCAGTTACGAGCAGTGTAAAGATGAAGGCTACTCCGGCACAGATGAACTTGACAGCTATTATTGTCTTGACGAAGAAGAGGAAGATGATGAAGATGAAGAAGAGTAGTATTTGCCTAAAAAGGTGCGCCCATGTATGAGCGTGCCTTCTATTGTTTAACCAGATAAATTATTTGAATTATGGCGAATAAATATCAGATCACAAACCAGAAGCAGCTTCGTGAAGCATTCTGGCAGTTTTGCGACGAGTGTGGTATCGACTACACTGGCAAGAAGACAAAGTTCAACCTTGACTTGAACATGACTTTCAATGACTGGAAGGACGGGCTACAGAAAGATGGTGTGATAAGCGAAAAGCTTTGTTTCAGAGCTCTTCTGTATTAAGCCAAACCAATCCTCACTCTCACGGGTGGGGATTTCTATTAACCAAAGATTACAGAATTATGAGTGAATTAGACGAGATTTTGAATGACGATTTGCTGAAGTGCGAAATCGTTGAGTCAGTAGAGAATCCTGTTAGGCGTGTGGACCTCATCAAGTGGACGCACGACAATACATTCTCTATTGCAGAGGTATGCAAGGATACCGGTAAGCTAGAGGTCACAGACTTGAAAGCTGGCAGTGGTCTTGAGGCATACAAGCATTTCTACAGAAATTATGGAGACATTGCCATATGTTGCTAAAAATCCCCACGCCATCGTGGGGAACCATTACGAACCATTAAACAGATGAATTATGGAAAAGAATATTGTAGAAGTTGTTATGAACAACAAGGGTGAAGTTATCGAGAAAGTAGCCGATTATATCGGTGTGGCAAGTTTCGCCGCAGTTATCGAGAGCCTCTATCGTGAGTGTCTTGAGAATTTCGATGACGCAGAGAATCTGGAAGAATACATTGCCGATGTATTCGGAAAGAATATCCAGTCTCTTGCATGGGAGTTTACTCACAAGGTAAACAGAGAGATGAAGAAATATCTCCATCTTAACGACCAGCACATGGATGGTAATTTTGCCAATCTGTACAACGATTATCCTAGACACGTTACAGGTACGTTCTGGGCGACGGACTACGATGGCGACGATTACTACGATTTTTATCCTCAGATGGTAGCCAGACTTGATGCCGCAGAAGACAGCGAGCAGGCTAGCAAGGACAGAGCGTATCTAGAGGAGTGGTATTTCGAAGCATTCGGTACGTACAACATCAAGTACAATTTCTCGAACGAGCTTGAAGAGGTTCGCTCAATGATGGAGGAAGATTATGAGGAAGCCTAACAATATCCCCTAGCATGGGGATATTCAATGTTAAACCATTTAAATGATATTAGATATGAGTTACGAATTTGCAAAGAAAGAAATCGGCGATTACAGAATCACCATTTACCAGGATGAGGATGCCGAATGCCCTTGCACAGAATGGGATTTGGCAGGCGTTTACTTCTGGGACTATTCTGATTACGGATACAACAGGGAACTTTCTCGTGGTTGTAGCAGTGAAGTCGAAGCTGAAAATGCAGAGGCTGCCTTGAAAGAGCTTGTCTGCAAGTATGTTCCACAAAAGAAGATTATCAAGTATATCAATAGTATGTTTCATTGCGATCATCTGTGTCTCGAATACGACAAGTCGTGCCACATGTGGAGTTTTGAAAGAAAATCAAGATTCAGCATCGGCAAGAACGAGTGGTACAACATTAGAGATTTCACTCCTAACGAACTGAAGAACGAGGATGTTAGGGATGAGCTTACAGAAGAGCTTGAAGAAGATGATTTTATTAATCTCCTTGAAAACTGCAAGGATATAGCATTCTACGAGTGGTCTTCCAGTGGATATAGCCAGGGAGATTATGTTAGAGGATATGCCTATTGCGACAAGGAGCGCTTCAAGAAGATGGTGGATACGAATACCAAGAACTGGAAGAATCGTGCCATCGAGCTGTTTGAGAGCGAAGTCAAGAATATTGGTATGTGGATGTGGGGTGATGTAAAAGGTTACGTCCTAGAAAAGAAACGCCCGTATACAAAATTGTACGAAGACGGTAAATCTTCTGATTCCTACGAGTGGGAACAGATTGATTCCTGCTGGGGAGAGTACTACGAGGACTCTGACGAGCTGATTAAAGACGCTCTCGAAGAGAATGGAATCAAACTAAAAGAAACAGCCTAACAAGGGGAGCTTGCATGCTCCTCTTCTATCAACCAAATTACAAAGAATTATGAACAGCAGATTACTAAAGAAGCTTGAGGAAATCAAGAAAGAGTACGAAACGTCAGAAGTTTGCATGGGTGAGATGCTTGATTCTGTAAGTGCAGACGGATTCTCTATCGAGGAGGCTCACTGGTTATATATGCGTGCAATGGAGTGGGCGAACGGAGATAAATTCTATATCCACATAGGAGAAGACGAAGATGTACTGAGTAAGGATGAACTCGAAGAAGCCAATTTGATAGTGCTAGAATAAGCACTATCCCTATTAACCAATACAATAGAATTATGACATACGACGAGATTATCAATGCAGTTGAGAATGGTGCTAAGTTCACCATCAACTTCCAGAAGAGAACATGTAGGGTGAATGGCAAGATAGTAATGTCTGAGGAAGATAAGCCGAAAGATACACCTTACCTGACACATGCAGTAGTCCTGTTCGCGATAGAGCAGAGATACAAGGCATACAAGCATTCTGTGCCTTCAGAGCGTTCTGAATCCCATCGCCGCTACTACTTCAAGGCTTTGCCTGAGAAAGAGCTCTCAGACGAAGATATGATGTATGGTGAGCGACGGGAGGTAGCTAGATGTAAGCTGGAGCTATACATACTGATTCAGCTTCTAAGAGGCAACCTTGCATGGGAGAACAGATGGGGAACATGGTTCTGGCGGTCTGAAAATGACAGTGACCTGATTATCCTCAGAGACTGGGTTGAGCCAAACAAGGGTGGGGCGTAAGCCTCATCCACTAGAGTTAAATAAATTTTTAGTAACCAATTTAAAATAATTAGAATTATGAAGCAGATTGTAACAATCACTGGTGAGAACTTGAACATCGTAACTAACAATGTAGAGGCTACAGCAGCTACCGGTAAGAAGACCAAGGCGCAGATGCGTCTCGAAGCTCTTAAGGCAGCAGGTGTTGATACTAGTAAATACTTCCCTCTCGGTGACGACAAGCTTATCAAAATCGAAAATGGTGCAGCAGTTCCTGTTGATATGGACGATGCAACCATCGATGCGGTAGGCAAGCAGATTGTCGAGGGTGGATACGTAAGTAACTGGAAGCTCTTCCGTCGTTGGGTGATGAGTCAGATGTTCCACATGTTGCGAGACATGGAGAAGGACGGCAAGTCATTCAACGAGGTGTTGCAGAAGAAAGGCTACGAGTACCAGTGGCGCATGTTGGAGAACGAGCTGCATGCTCAGATGAAGATGTGTGACCACAAGGACTACGAGAACACTAAGGCGAGAAATCGCTGGTTCAACGGCTGCGTAGCACACGATATGGCTATTGACTATATTAACAAGCTTCGCAGCTACATTGACGACAAGTGCATCTACACAACCAAGAAAGACAAGGATGGAAAAAAGAAGAAGACATACAAGCATACATGCAAGGGTAATCCTTATATCCGTCTTCAAAACGAAAACATCTTCGTCGCTGACTTGGAGAGAAAGGTATACAAGCCTCTCCGTGACCTTGCCAACAAGATGAGTGTTGCAGAAACCTACAAGGAACTCTACGATGCCGTTCGCAAGTTCAACAAGAACCGCAAGCATCTCGCGTGGGATACCAAGCAGGCTGATGCGTTCATTACTGCCTACAAGGGTTCAGGTTCCTACTACACGATGAGAAACCTCATCATGTTCCACGGAGCAAGATTCCTGAAGAACGGACGAAAGATGTCAGAAACCAACTCCCTTAAGGAGCTTGAGTCAAAAGCCAAGCTCTACGACGAAGAAGGTTGGAGAATGCTCGGTGTTCTCAAGCAGCTCATCAAAGAGTCTGATATAGACATCCAGGGCAAGATTCTTGAGTGGAAGAAAGCCAAGAGCGAGAACAAGTAATCATCAGTAGGACGTAAGGTTCGCCACCTATGGAATGGTGGCTCGGCAGCAATTCACAAGAGCTTCTTCAACGAAGGATCTCCTCCAGTCACTACTGGAGGTAATCCTTCGAGCTAAAGCTCTCTAGATCGAACTATTAAAGCAAGGCGCCAGCCGGGAGCCATTCTAGCCCAAAAAGTCGGTTACTGATTCGGTAACCGATTCAAAGTCTAACCAATAAAATTAAGAATTATGAAGGAAATTAATGTAGACACAAGAGAGTATATTAAGGCTCTTATTGACGGGAAGAATGTCGTCGAGGAATCACTTCTAGACGCCATCTTTGACGATTCGCAATATCTCACCAATAAGTTTTTTTCATTGGGATTTGTAGGAGGCGCACCTACAATGATAGAGTATCACGGAAACTACCTATCTATCAGGAAGCTTCGATCGTGGATTACATCAGAGTGGGGTAGAGAGATTGTCAAACGACTGACTGGCGAATCAAAAAATAATATATACTATTTCGAGACGAAGCAGTATCTCGACGAACGCCAGGCTGAGCCTTTAATCTATACATTCTTTCTGAGCACAGATTACCTTACTGTAAGATTTCACTACAATGTAAAAGTAGATGAAGATTAGCCAAAAATGTCAGTCGTTAGCAGCGGCTGGCTACTCATATCATAACTAAATTTTGTTTAAATGGTTCAAGCCGGTCTGTCGTGAGACACGCCGGTTTTTTGTACCACTAGTTTAACCAATTTTAAATTAGAATTATGAGTAGAAATTACTGGACATTAGGTAAGGAAGGAATGAAGACTCGTCTGTCAAAGGCACAGGCAGCTTATGAGAACGCAGTAGAGAACGTCAGCGACTTGCACGTCAAGATCAGTGAGGGCAACAACAAGTTGGGAGCAATCCCATCCGTGTCGCTCATTCCGGTCATGGATTGCGGCAACTGTGCAATCTGTGCAAAGAGCTGCTACGACCTGCGCAACGACATGATTTACAAGGAGGTCATCAAGACGAGAGCTATCAATTCTGCCATTCTCCACGAGGATCCTGAACGATACTTCAAGGAGATTGACGGGTATCTCGACTACAGATTTCCTAGAGCCTTCCGATTCCATATCGGCGGTGATATCCAGAATAAATGGTATCTTGACAAGATGTGCGATATTGCACGCAAGCACAAGGATACCAAGTTCCTGGCGTTCACGAAGATGTTCGATGTATGCAACGAGTATCTCGATGAGGGCAATGTAATCCCAGAGAACATGTATATCCTATTCAGCGGATGGCTTGGTCTTAAGATGGATAACCGCCATGGATTCCCTGAGGCGCATCCTATCTTCGAGAGCGGAACGTCTGCTCCGGAAGGAACACGTCTGTGTACCGGAAACTGCACAGAGTGCCTGAAGGAAGACAGACTATGCTGGTCCATCGGTAAGGGGCAGGCGGTAGGATTCCTTGCACACTAGCCAAAAGCCCTCTTCGGAGGGTACTATGTTTAACCAATTAAAATTTTGAATTATGGCAGTAGCAAGAAGAGGTACAAGAATGCTCAAAGCTTCCGACATCATGAAGAGAAAGGGCATTGTCCAGAAACAGATGGACATGAACAAGTTCAACGAGGTTATAGAGAATTTCTTTATGACCCATGAGCCTAAGGAGACGATTCTCCTAACTCCGAAGAGATTCATCGAGATGGATAACCCGCCAGAGGGAGACTTCATCGACTATCTCGATGTCAGCGTTTGGGAGAAGAGGAGTGAGGACCCGGATGACCCGTTCGACTTCATAGACTATCAGTTCATGAAGAAGAACGGAATGCTCCGTCCTATCCTTATGGTGAACGAGCCATTCATCGGCAATGCTGCCGGGTGGCTGAGAGATTTTTGTGGATTCACTGTGAAGAGCAGAACACGAAAGAAGAAGAAGGAATACATCGTGTCTCTGCCGGTGTAAAGCCGAACAAGGCGTGGAACATTATTGTTTCACGCTCCTAGTATTAACCAATTAAAGTAGAATGATTATGGAAATAGTAGATGTAAATGTAAAAAATCTGAGTGAATTCGATATTGAGAACGATCTCTATCATGACACTCTGTGGGAGAATATGTTCGACGATGGCGAGTATACGGACGACGGATGCAACGAGGCTGTAGGTTTCATCTATTCTAACGCCTGCCATGCAGAAGTTTATGGCAACTCTATGGATGTCAGATGGATAAAGGATAACTCAGACAATCTCCGCCTGGCTATGGTGGCAAACGACCTGGTAAATAACCTCATGGGCACAGAGCAAAAGAAAATTATCACCGAGGAAAACAACGGAACCACGCTCCTTACTTACGCTGGTATATATCTTAACATCTTCGTCAATTTCGAGATGCGTCACATACAGATTCTCGCTTACCAGGAAGCCTAAAAAGCCCTCTTCGGAGGGTGCAAGTATTAACCAATTAAAATTAAAAATATGAATGATTTTTTAAAAATAGCAGAGGAATTAGACTGGAGTTATAATGTAGACGATACACCTAACGAAAGAGGTGAGGTTTGCGTCGAGTTAGAGAAGTATTCCCCACAAGACCAAGATTTCATCGCCACAATTTGGTTCGAGAATGGCAATAAGTCTGACTTTATGGATAAGTTGTATCAATATTATAGCGACTTCGATCCTGACGAGGAAGCCAGTAAATGGATTGGCGAGGATGGACATGGTGCTAACGGCGCGCCATACAAATTATCGGATATTTTGCAAGATATGGAGGATTGCAAGGATATGCTACTAGATTTATGGCACGAGTATTTTTACGATGAGTACCCAGAAAATCGTCCAAATGAGACCGACGAAGGGAAGCGACTCGCAGGAGAAATCGAGGAAAAATCCGGAAAGCATTACCACTCGTGCTCTCTACAGAATTATCCGAGCGGTAAGTACGGCGTTATCATTGATGGCTGCCAGAAGTTTCTATCGGAATGCAAGGAAGAGACATTAGCCTATATGAAAGGCGTGCTTACGGGCCTTGATATCGAAAGAAAAGACTAAGCCAAACAAGCCTGCCGGAAGGCGGGCATCAATTTAAACCAAAATATTAAGATTATGAAGAGAAAAGTATTGAAAGACAAGATTGATGAATTGCGTTCAACAGCAAAGATGGAGCTTGCATGCACCATCCGTGAGATAATGAGAGAGCACAATGTGAGCAGAAAGGTGTTCGATTGGCCTGTACGTGCCGGCGACAACAGGGAGGTGAACATCGTAGAAGTAGGCGACAGCGATACAGCTATCCCTATCATTCATAGCCGATGCACTTCTGTAGGGTTTGAGTTCCCGGAAGCAAAAGCTATCGATGATGATATACCAGTTGACCTTCTTGCAGACATCGCTACTAGTCTGAACGACGAGCTGAACGGCTATATTGGTGTCTATGCTGCAAAGTATAAGATTGCCTACAATGATGGAATTTTCATTCCTAAGGAGAATCCGTACGTATTCCGAGCAAAATCATATAAAGATGCATTGGATGAGGCGGAAGACTACATGCGTGTGTGGAATGACCATAATGGTTCTACCCTAAGACTCGTATCAGTCGAGAAGCAGACTGCTTCGGAAGGTTAAATTAGCGTTAAAAACGGCAAAGATGATGGTTTATATTATAAACTTTTCGTATCTTTGCCACTAGTAACCAAAATTATAGAATTATGACAGAAGAAATAAGAATCAAGACAAGAGATTGGGAGAGACTTCTGAGCTACACTCAGCAGCAGAAGTACAAGACTGCCATCAAGCAGGGTTGGTTCGCCAATTATCACAGCAACGCCTGGAGGCATGACACGTTCTATGGCGCATACATCTGGAAATATCCGAAGCTTATTAAGGTTGTAAGGATGTTCGAAGAGATGCTTGGACATAAGCCATTATGGGAAGACATCACGGACGATAACCTTCGCGACCTCTTCGAGAAGATCCAGGAGAACTACGCTCCTAACTCGGCAAGAACCGTATGTGCAACCATCAAGGCTGTGATACGTGAGAATGATGCTACTAGGGAAATTCCTAGTCCTACGTTCGGCAGAATACTTAGAGCGAAGGCTGTGCCGGTCCAGTCTGTATATCTCTCTGATGAGGAGATAAACAGAATCATAAAGTACAACCCTCACGGGAAAACAAAAAGATATGTTCAGAGAATGTTTATCATGGAATGTCTCTGTGGCGCACGTTACAGCGACTGCCAGAGAATGACGGAAGAGAACATAGATGATACCGGACACTTCCTCGTGTATGTTACTCAGAAGACAAAGACCGAGGTAAGGGTTCCACTTCACAAGAAGCTCCGTCCGTTCCTCGTATGCGGTACTGGGGACGAGCCTCTTCCGGGTGAGATAGGTGAAAGAACGTTCAATAGAGCACTCCGCGATATATGTCGTGACTGCGGAATAGATACGAACACGAAGGTGTTCAAGGCAGGAAAGGAAGAGACTGGAAAGAAGTATCGGTTCGTATCATCCCATACCGGCAGACGCTCGTTCGCAACGAATCTCTCAAAGAAGGGAGTGCCTCTTGAGCAGATTGCCGTCATGATGGGACATACCAGTAACGGTATGCCGAATATCCAGATGACGCAGCGCTACATTGTCGGTAAGACCGAGATTGACAGCAATACACTGAGACTGTTCGGCGTCTATGAAGAAGACCTCGATAACGGAGATGAGGATTAAGCTAAAACTGGAGGTGGTTAGCAGCCATCTCCTGCCATTGTTTAACCAATTAAAATAATGAATATGGTAGAAGATTATACAGAAGAAGAGTTGAATAAACTCATCAATGAGTGCCGGAAGAAGTACGAAAAGCTCGAAAAGGAGACCGTGATGAAGGCTCTGACTGGCGAGATTGGTACGAACTCCGCAATGGTGGAAGAGTTGGAGATTCTCAACATCCACTATCACGATGAAATGGATGAGTACGATATCACTGCACCTGACCTGAACCCTGACCTTATCGAGAACTTCAAGAGGGCAGAGCGTGGTGGCAAGAACGTCATCTTCGAGGCACAGGAGTATCTTAAGATCCTGGGAATGTGCGAAGAAATGTTCAACCAGAAGATGTGGGTCAACGAAGATGGCCACATATGCGATGAAGAAGGTAATAGACTTTCCGCCGACAGAGAGCATCGTGTTTTCGAAGTTGTTAAGTGCGGAAAATAAGATATTTCTAGTTTTTCATAGCTAGATTGTTTAAATGAGTGTCCTCTCTTGCCCGTGAGGGTAGGAGGGGATTTTTTAAAACGGCCCCGATTAGCCAAAAATAGGGAGCTTCGGCTCCTGCAATTAATAACCAAGCCCTACGCAACACGGTCAAGCGATAAGAATATGACAACAGAGAATTTAGTTACAGCCAGAAACAAGGTGGATAATGTTTATGAGCTGATCAATGACTTGGTTAGTAATCATAGCATTGATATGCTTGACTTGGCGTACCCAAAGCACGGTGGAAAGCAAGACGCTGGCGCTGTTGCAGAGATGATGCTGCTCCGTCAGAGTGCAAACAGCCTGTCTGAAGCTTGCAGCTTCCTTGTCGATAGACTCACGGATGCTATTGGAGACGAAAATGAAGTAAAATAATAACCCTTCAGCCCTCGACATCACGGTTAAGTCATTTCTATGGAAGATTTTATTTATGCTGATGTTTGCACTTGTAACGGCATCATCCTTCGCACAGGAGAAGCATCCTTACTACTGTACCATTAGCGGTACGTACAACCTGGCGATGAAGATCAGACTAGAACTTGAATGGGGCGAGCTGAAGCAACTTGTAGCCCTTCGTAACGAGGAGGGAAAGAAGATTGAGTTCAATAACCTCACCGACATTCTCAACTACATGTCAGCGAGAGGATGGCAGTTCGTTACCGAATTGAATTATGACGGACACATACATTACCTTCTGAAGAAGGATGTCTCTTCCCCGGAGGAGGCAAAGCAAGGACTTCGCTTCGATACAGACAAATAGCAATACAACTAGCCGCTTATCCACTTACAGATAGGCGGCTATTTTATTAAGATAGCCACCAAAAAAGCAACGAAAATCACACCTTTTTCTTAAACTACGTTAATTGTAAACATTCTGTACTTTAATGAATGCTGCAATCAGCTGTTTTTACTTCGCTTGAAACCTTTAGCTATACCAGTATCTTTAAAATACTTGTCCTCACTTTTTACTTTAATAAGTACGGTTTATGGTGAAAACTGAACTATTGCACGGAATAGAAAATCGTCGTATCTTTGCAGTGCTTGTTAGAAGTCACGCGCTAGCAAATAAATAAGTTTTATCTAGAAGTTGATTAGTTCAACTACAATGATATACCCTATCCAAAGTTTGGAGCGTGACCCAGACGGCGGATAGGGTTTTTTCTTTACCCTATCTCAAAGTTTCAAGCAAATACATACGAGGTTTAATCCGTGCAGTCCTCTTCGGAGTTATCGACCGATATATAAAACTGCTCTGTCAGGTAAGTTACATTATGGTTGTGTAAATCCCGCAACGTGTCACCTCACGACGGGTGCCCATATCAGAAATGAGAAAGCCGACCATAACGAACAAAGCTCTGTGGGTATCAGAAGACTTATGCTGGCTTTACAAGGAGTACGAACTACTATGGTATATTATATATATTGTAGTTGATAAAAAATAAGGTTCGGCTCGCTTGGCTATCCCATTTATTCTTATGGGTATAGAGGTGTTGTATATGTAAATGAAGAAAAACGTTAAACATTAGTTCTATGGCAAGAATAACAAGAAACAAAGCTGCCGAGATACTGGGAGTATCAAGACAGACTATCAGCAACTACATCAAGGAAGGAATCCTTGGAAGCTACGTGACAAGAATCCGTCATTACGATGCCTGGAATGAGTACATACACCGCACGTGTACAAGGACCGTTGGAAGCGGAAAGAATCAACGTACGGAAACATACGATTGTTCGTACGTAGACAATCACCCTGAACGTTGGACTTATTTTGATGCTAGGAACAAGGAAGAATACTTCATGACCGACAACGAGTTTAATGTAGTCAGAAAGATTCTCGGAACCCAAAGCGTGTTCATTGATATGCACAGGGATTACTACACTAAGGATGGCGATGCTCAGGAATGGGCGTGGGATGGCTCCATTGAAAACTCGTACACATTATCTTCCGAGCACGATTATAAGAATAAAGTGAAAGCCTCACGTTCTATTTTCAAGTTTGAGGATATAGATTATCAGCAGGCGCGAAAGCTTGGACTGTTCGAGTATCCGGATATCGTTCTTTATGACCAGAACCCTGTGCTTGGACTGAAGATTCCGAAGAACCAGGAGAAGGCGATGAGATGGCTGAACGGATACTATGGCGAGCGGAAGCAGTTTAGGGTGTTCGTCCTGTTTTTTAAGAACAAGCCGGAAGAAATCGTTGAAAAGCAGCGCTCATACTGGCAGGGTGGCAATAAGAATGAACTTGTCGTGTGTGTCGGCATCGATAAAAACAAGAATGTAAAGTGGTGCAACGCATTCTCATGGTGTGATAGCCCGGTCGTAGGCGTTAAGAGTAGAGACTGGTTTATGAGCAATCCTGTAAATCTCGAAAAGTACGCCGAGTATATCGGTCCGATTGTAGAAAAGGAATGGCACAGAAAGAACTTCGATGATTTTGACTATCTCACAATTGAGCTTACCGACGTACAGTACTGGGTCATCATTATTATCTTGCTTATATTCAATATTGTAATGAGCTCCTGGATTGTAACCAATAATTATAAAAACGATTTGTAGCGTATGAAAGAAAGATTAAAAATGATTTTCGACCGCATCGACATCTTTGTCGTGTGTATTGCCGTCTGCTTTTGCCTCTGTATTGCGGAAGGCTTCATTGGGAACCGGGATGCGCTTGCTGATTTCGTCATCGTAACTATTCTCATTTCTGAAGTCTGCTACACCAATCGCTGCAAAGAGAAGCTTGAAATAGAGCTGACAGATGCAAAGGAGAAGCTGAAGGAAACTGAGAAAGAGTCGGATACTGCAATCCATCAGATCGTCAAGAAGAGTAGGGTTATCCGATTCTACGTCTTACTGGAAATGTTGTGGAGGGAGAGATGGACATGCGAACACGCAAAGGTTAATTACTGCAAGCACAGGATAACATTGAGACAACTTATCGATGCGATGAATCATTCCGATAAGAGGTGTGATGAGATTTCCAATAAAATCTCTGAGCTTACCAAGGATTTGAACGAACTCGATAAATAGATACTTGTCATAAAACAACATTCCCCACGTCATTTCCTGATGGCGTGGGGATATTCTTTGTTAACCGTTTAGATAGTCGATGACTTTTCGGTTCGCCTCGTCTATCTTCTTATTGTCGAACTGAATATAGAGGTCGGTGGTGGATGAATCCCATTCACTATGACCCAGAGCCTTACCGATAACTTCCTTCGGGATATCAATACTCGCCGCTATGGTAGCCCAGCTTCTCCTGGCAGTATACCATACTATATCCTTATGAAGCGGCTTGATTTCCTTCTTGATTAAGGCGCCTCGCTTGTTTTTCTTCATTTCTGTTGGTCCGATTCTCTTCAGGTAATCACCAAGCGTTCTTCGGAAGCTTGATTCCTTCGCTCCGTCATCCAGGATACACAGAAGGTGCTTCTTTCCCTTATACTTCCTGATTATCTCCATCGCTTCCGGCTCAACCTTGATGTCGTAGAGCCTGCCGGTCTTGTTGCGCTTGTATTGAATGCGCCCTTTCTTGATGCAGTCGGCAGGAAGTTCGAGCAGGTCGGAGAGGTTGATGCCTATCAGATAGAACCCGAGCATAAACAAGTCACGGTACTTCTCCATAAAAGGTTCAACCGGGAAGTCGCGATACTCCCTCATCTCCTCGGCACTCAGATACAGGTACTGCTGACGCTCCGTCTTGATGGAGAACTTACGGAAAGGATATTTGGTGGTAATCTCGTTATCTATGGCCCAGTTGAACACCGTACGTATGTTTCTGAGGTCGATGGCTATTCCACCGCTCATGCGGCCTTTCAGGAGCTCATGCGCCTGGAATCTTTCGAGCCAGTCCCTGTCGATGCTGTCGAAGTCGGCATGCTCATCGAAGGATTCTATTCTCTTCCTTGTTCTTAGAAATATCTCCTTGGTGCTATCCTTAGCCTTAGTCTTGATGAACTCATCGATGTAGTAGAGGATATTCTTCTCTACAGATGCAGCCCTTCCGTTGATGATGGCTTTGATTTCGTCCTTCATCCTTGCTGCCGGAAGATCACCGTTCATATAGACATATTCTTCCACGGACGCAAATAGCCTTGCTAGCATGGCCGTCTTGGCTCTTGCGTTCGGAACACTCTTCGGGAATACCATCCCGCTGAACTTGACGGTACTCGTGATGCCGGTATAGACCTGGAATCTCTTTCCCTGATAACTGATGATGAAGAAAACCTTTAGGGACTTTCCTTCAACGTACGTCTTGATGCTATTCATACTTACTCACAGATTTTACTCACAATTTTTACTCACAACTCAATTTTACTCACATATTACTCACAAAACTACTCGCATTGGCGTACATTATGCACGATTTTGTACCTATTTTGTGGGTGAAAATGATGATTTTTGATTATGTTTTTATAGTGAAAAACGATGTAAGTGGCTGATTATCAATACTTGAGCGAGATACGGGAGTCGAACCCGCCTCACAGGCTTGGGAAGACTCTCTTGTATCTTGATAAAACGCTAACGCTCTGATACTTAGGGTTATCGAATAACACTGCACTCACATATTACTCACAAATTCTATTCTATTTAACTTTCTTGAGGGTGTAATAGCTATTGTAAGTTGTGTGAAACCAAAGTTTTATTGTACCATCACTTTCAAAGTCTATGTCATGGGTTCTTGGCATGCTTGACTCCGATTTATATGTGTATAATGTAAAACCAGTTGCTTCGTAGTATTGCAAACTCCATTTTATAAACGACAAGTCTTCTTTTACGTCTTTCGTCATAAAAGGTTCTTCTCCGTCATAGTATACATAAGCAGTTGCTTCGCCAGTACACTTCGTTCTCTCGCTACTCATAAGCTCCAGATAGCAATCTCCCTCTATCCTGATTTTTGGATCATAAACTCCACCGCCAGAACCACCACCGATAACTTTCCATTTGCCGATGAGATAGTTTTCTCGATCGTTCTGAATCTTCTGGTCGTTGATAGAAGAGTCATCGCTACTGCTGCATGATGTGAATGATGCTCCTGCAAGAAGTATCATTGCTGCTAATAATACCTTCTTCATAATCGTATATTTTATTATTTAACTTCTTCTAGTCCCGCATTGGTGTTGTTATGTAATGCGGCGCTCCACGTCCACCTGCTTTCTTTGCGGCGCATTGAGGGCAAAGCAACCCATAAGGTGTTATATAACCGAAGCTTCTGCCGTATCCGCATCGGTTACATATAAACTTGTGTCGAATCTTCCTGCCTTCGCAAAGCTTGAACCTCGTAGTGTGCGAATTGGCTAACTCATGGCAAACCTTGGATGACATAGGATATAGTTTTGGTTGAAGTTTCACCCTTTTCTTATATTCGACTTTTGGTGCTTCGACATTTATTTCTGGTTGTTTTTGGTTTTGGGCCTTCCAACTCTTGTATGCGAATTCTCTAATCATGTCTTCTGTTGCCCAGGGTAACGCTTCTTTCACCTCTTTATATACATCTATATATACTTTCATTATTATAATGCCTTTAATGAGCCAAGTACCTTGAAAACCTTAGTGATGGCTTCTTTCTTTATTTCCTGGTCTTCGTACTCCTCGTTGATTGCGTGGAGGGTGAAATGTTCATTGTCGGAACCCCTACGGATGACCTTTACAGTCCTTAGGTCGTTCTTCGTCATTATTGCATAAATCTCATTCATAGGCAAAAATTCTGTCCAGTCAGGTATGACCTTCAAGGCAATGATGTCTCCATTACTTATTAGAGGCTTCATGCTGTCCCCCGAAGCTCTGCACCAGAAATCAGTTCTCTCGTAACCTGGGACAGATATGTACTTCGTAGGGGTGTTCGGTGTATCATTGTACATCTCACAGAATCCTAATGCAAAGTCAACATCGTAGAACGGCTTTGCATCTTTCCCATGAATCGCTTGTCCGACAGACTTGTCGATAGCCATATTAACTAGGCTTCTATCATACATTCTTGGAACATCATCATATCGACTTCCTTCTCCTGTTTCTAACCAATTCCGACTTATCTCCAACGCTTCGCTGATCTTAAGGTAGTCTTTGGTGGTGAAAGGCGTACTTCCTTTAAGCTTTCTGCTTAGATTAGACGATCCGAGACCGACTTTCTTTGCGAAAGCGTTAGGTGTTAACCCTAAGTCTTTGATGAGAATGTTAACTCTTTCGATAACTCCATTCATAATTCATAACTTTAGTTGTGTATACGTAACTAAAACCGGTTAAATGGTTAAAGTAAGTTAAGGAGGCGAACAAAATCCGAAAAAGATTTGCTTTGTCCGCCTTTTTGTATTACCTTTGCACTCGTGAACCGGTTAAAGCAATAAAGCAATAAAGCAATACCAACACAAACGGAGGCGGATGCGACCGAAAGTGCCGTATCTTACATTAGCACTGCAAATATACAACTTTCCTGCGTCCCCTCCAAATTATTTTAGTTAATATTAAATAAAGCAAGATGAAAAAGTTGACAAAGTCAGACATTTTGAGCATAAAGCCCGGAAAAATCGAGGTTTTTGTGTTTGAGACAGCAAAAGCTATCATGTCGGCTCGACAGTACGCTTGGCTGATAGGTAAGACTGAACCGCCTGAAGGTGTGGCGAGATACAAGACGAAGGCTAACTTCGAGAACAAGACATTGGTTATCGAGGCGGTTCCGGTTGGGTAGTAAACTTAAATAAGTAAAATATGAACGATATTCACTTGGGCGATGTCTGTTCGTTTAGCTTCTTTCGCCCCAAATCAGACTGAGTAGCTCAGTTGGATAGAGCATCGGTTTCCTAAACCGAGGGTCGAAGGGTCCGAGTCCCTCCTCAGTCACACTCTTTTTTTTAGTTCCGTTTAGTAGTTGAATTCCTCTCTGACGGCGCAAAGGTAAGTCCTTATACCTTATAAAGTAGGTCGTTCGGGCAGCGACAATCTTGCGTCAGATGAGAGTTTCGTTGAGCGGACATGGAAGATAGTTCTTTGACATGTTGATGCACAGAAATAGTATGCGTGTAAAAGAAGTAACTGGAGAGCATCAATGGATGCCGTGACCTGGCGAAAGGACGCACGACATACGAAAATCCAGCTAATCTGCATCAAGTAAGCAGACGGACTACACCGGAACGAAGAATTGTCGGTGCAAGCACTGCCGAAAACGTTGCAGTCTGGTAAATCCAAATGAAGTGAGAATTGCTCATTCATAAAATATAATCAAGAGGTTAGTAGTGTAACTGATGCACGGCGATAACAAAATGATACCGATCTTATCATCGCAAGAGGTTCTTCGTTGAGCCCTAGCCTCCAAAAAGTAATTCATTGTATTTCATATTCAAATTAATTCAATTAAAAATGCAGCTCGTCTGTGAAGATAGGCTGCATACATCGCAGGTTGGAGCAGTTGGTAGCTCGCTAGGTTCATGACCTAGAGGTCACAGATTCGAGTTCTGTACCTGCCACAAATGTTTATTGAAAGCTCTAAATTGTTTATATGTGAAAAGATTGTTTCTTGCGTATCTTGTCTGAGAAGATAGGATACGTCTATTTCTTTTAGAAGGAATTATTTTTTTATTTCTGAGGAGAGTAGCTCAGTAGTAGAGCGCCAGGGGAAGTGTCCTTGGAGGTCGATGGTGCGAATCCATCCTCTCTTCCCAATTTTCTTTCATTTTTCAAGAATTTTGATTGGTTAACTTATGCGTCGCCCAGTAGCTCAACTGCATAGAGCCGCGGTTCTCTTTCCGCGAGGTTGGGAGTTGGAGTCTCCCCTGGGCTTCCCAAGTAGGTAAATTTCAAAAAATATTTTTTCATTAGCTGACAGAGGTCGGCACTTTTTCTTATAAGTCATTTATATTTTAATTTGAGTATTAATATCCTCTTGCTTGTGAAAGTAGGAGGTACAAGCCACATTAGCTCAGTTGGTCAGAGCAGTCCAAGATACCGACAGGTCGCAGGTTCGAGTCCTGCATGTGGCTCACTTAATTGTGAGTGCCATAAATTTACAGTTTTTGATTATCTTTGGGAGTGAGGGTGTCTATTGTCCCTCCTCCCTTTAACATTGACTTCTACTCCATCTCACAATAACCACGTGCAATCACCTCTCCTGCCTTGCGTGGTTGGCTAAACGGAGAGGTTTTATATAGATGAAAGTTAAAAATACAATAAGAATCAGTAAGGAAAACATTAATGCTCTTCGGAATCTGGAATGCGTTGAAAGCATAGAACAGAACGGAAGGGATATTACTGTTCGTCTTAAACCGGAATATACGGATGGTAAGCTCGAAGCCCGAAATGGTGAATATCTTATTCAGTGGGGTAACAAAATGTGGCAGAGATATGGCTCTGAGGCCATCAATCTGCTTTTTAAAAATCCCGGAGCGGAGGCCGGCAAGACATGGGACGCGTAGGTTCAAAGAAGTATTACGCTCCTGACGGGAACGAATACGATTCAAGAGAGGAGTATCTGTACTTGCAGGCCATCATTGATGATCCTAATATAAGCTGTATTCATAGGCAGGTGACCATTACGGCAATCAAGCCTGTATGGATGCTGAGACCAAAGCAGCTTAAAACTAAGGTCAAATATGAGAGAAGGTCACTGCTTTACGGGCATAACTATACTGCCGACTTCGTTTACCGGGAAGGCGAGAAGATTGTGATATGTGATGTCAAGAGCCTCTATACCTCAAAGCTCAGAGAGTTCTCGATTACAACAAAGGCTGTGGTGGCAAGACTTATCGCTCACAATAGGAAACGTCATAACGGCGAGTCTGTTGTGATATTCCGTAAGGCTATCAAGATAAAGAAGAACGAGTGGAAAATCGTTGATTATCCACCGTCCGATTGCTATATTATATAATAAGGTATAAAACAAGAAGATATGGTTATTATTATCAATAGTCTCATAGCAACAGTAGCTATGTTCGCTGCATGCGCATTCGTCGCACATCTCCTTGGTTGGGATAAGGAAGACTAGTAGTTTAATTCTAAACATTTTAAATTATGGACAAAGACAAAATTATCGTCAGTGTAGTAATTGACAAGCAGGCTCTTGTTGACAGAGCATTCGACATCTCGAAGAATCTTTCTGAGTTCAATGAAATCAAGAAGGTTATCGACGGCAAAAACCAGTTTACTCGTGATATCGACGAGATTGATGATGAAGGCAAGAAGGAGAATAATACGAACCTCTTCGCCAACATCGCATTGGACATTATTCTCAGTGATAACCCGGAACTGAAAATCACCAAGCGCATCAATTCGCTTGAGGACAAGAAGAACTCTTTCCTCGCTAAGATGAAGAAGCTCGGCGAACTCCAGGAAAAAGTGAAAAACGGAGAGGTGCATGGCGCTGAAGGTTTCCGTGAGTTGTTGAAAATAATGGAGGAGGACGTGTAATGGGCGTAGTATCAAAGTACGGCAACCTGTATGATGTCAAGAAGAACATCATCTGCCACGCTCCTGTCACTTCTTCACATTTCGAAAGTATTTTGAAGAAGGGCAATGTACTTCCTATGATGAATGGCGTAACAACACCAACATTGTTCGGAATTCACGCGGACAAGAAATTCAAGCGTGGACGCTGGCGCCGAGTATTAACACATTAATTCATATAACAATGGCAAAAGAAAAAGCAACTATTTCAGCAACCCTCGGTCATGAGTACGAGGACCTGGAGGAGCGTGAGGATTTCCTCGCCAACAACGCGGACTCTGTTGAGAAAATGGAGTTCATCAAGCGATTCAACTCTGATGAGCTGATGAAGAAGAAGGACCTGTTCGCTCTTCAGTCTGCACGGGCATCTGACATCGAGGAGGAAATCAAGGATTTCCGTGAGCAGAAAAAGGCAGAGCTGAAGCCTATCAAGGAAGAGATTTCTTCTCTCCTTAAGGAAATCAAGCAGAAGGGTAGCATGGTTAACGAGAAGGTTTACAAGTTCGTTGACCGTGAAGCAAAGATGACTGCCTTCTATGACAAGGAGGGTAATCTTGTTTCTTCCCGTCCGGCAACACGTGACGAACTCCCTAGCAATGTATACTCAATTAACCGTGATCAGCAGGCTATGTAGTCTGCTTTCACATAGTTTCTAAATTCTAAAATATTTTGTAAAATGGACAATGAAAAATTGCAGATAAACCTCGCTCCTGGACAGGAGCATGCGGAGCTTGTTATCCGTGAGGTAGGTAACGAGAACCCTTATAAGCTTCCTGCAAAGGAGCCTCTTAATCTTCAGGTAGACGGTGTTATTACCTGTATCTATGCCTTCCTTGAGAAGCGTTGGGGTACAGAGCAGATTGACAAAGAGCATACGCATATCCTGGTTAATCGAGAGAAGCTCGTTGTTACTCTTGTTACAAACGAGAATGATGAGCGCACTACACAGACAATTATCGGCTCTATCCAGCTGTCTCGTCAGTTTACGGGATTTCATATCAATGACGGTCAGTTGTGGAAACCGGTACAGCTTGGTGACTTTTTCCGACTCAACCGTTCTTTCTTCGAGACGAAGGAGAAGAACATGGAACTCGTCAATCTCCTCAAGAGCTTCTCGGCGAAGGTTCAGACAACAATCAAGAAGGAATACAGCGACAATGGTTCCGTGACTGACAACTATGAGAAGGCTGTAGACTCTAATCTTCCTCCATCGTTCACTATCAATATTCCTATTTTCAAGGGCGCAGAGCCTGAGAAGCTTTCAATCGAGACTATCGCTCACGTCGAAGGCAACATGGCATTACTGACGCTTATCTCTGCTGATGCAGAATGTATCATCGAAGAATCCCGCGACAAGATCATCAATACGGAGCTTGATAAGATTCGTAAACTCTGTCCTGAGATTCCTATTATGGAAGTGTAATGACAGAAATGGATAACAGAATAGCAAAAATGCCCGCCAAGATGGCCTTTGCTGTACTTGACTTGCGTAAGGTGCATGCGTGCATCATGGAACTTCCACGAAGCAAGTCGGTACAGCTGGCCCGAAAGGCGGCATACCTCAACTACATTGAAGGTGAGGGTAGAAAACTCGGTAAGGTTCCACTTCATTATGAACGCCTTAATGAAAAGGGCGAAAGCGTGACGGTGGAAACTTACTTCAGGTATTTAGATAGGGTACATTAATTTTTAATTCTATACAAATGGATATAGAGCAGTTAAACAAAACGCCTCATAATCAGATTTGCGATTTGGCAAGAGACAGATTTATCGAGGTGTACAATCAGAAGTTCGGAGAGGGTGGAGAAGTATTCTTTGAAGAGCAGAAGGCATTCTTCAACGAAGAACTTCTCAATGGCTCGTTCAAGGGCTATCTTGAAAAGGCTCCATCACTGAATATTCATGATGCCTTCATGAACCTGGCAATTAACGGTTTGTCTCTCGAAAAGGGAACTACGACACTCTGTTACCTCATGGGCTACAGTAACTACGACAAGAATACCCGACAAACGAATTATACGGCCAAGATCACCTATACTGGATATGGAGAAATCCTTCTTCGCCAGCGAGCCGGTCAGATTGTTCGTTGTGACAATCCTGTCGTAGTTTACAATTGTGACGATTTTCGTTTCGGTGAACGAGACGGTCATAAGTACGTTGATTACGCAAAGACCTATCCTCGACCTGAAAATTCATACATCGTTGCTTGTTACGTGAAGATTATTCTTCCGAACAATGCCTACGATTACTTCGTTCTTGACCGCGAAGGTATCGACCGTCTCCGTACGTATTCGGAGAAGTTCGGAGGTAAAGACCACAAAGCCAACGCTCTTTACGGCGGAAACTATGTCGGAAACGATGGTAGAACGTATTTCAGAGATATCGACACAGGCTTCCTTATCTCGAAGACATGCAAGCATGCGTTCAAGGGCTATCCTAAACTGAAGGTTGGTCTGGGCGCTCTTTTGCAGGCCGATATCGACATGCAGACTCAGCAGAAACCGACTCAGGAAGCCTTTGGCGCCGGAGATACCGCACCGGAAGACAAAGGCGTCAAGGTAAAGGTTGACAGTGATTCACCATTTTAAAATTGTTATATATGGCAGAAAATACAGAATTGCAGTTGGTACAACAACAAGCCAACAATATTACAAGACAGATTGCAACGCTAAAATCTGATACGGAAAATGCGGTGCAAGCCAACAGGAAATCTTATGAGGCATGCGTGAATGCAGGTGAGTCTCTGTTGTTTGATATTGGCGTATCCGGAATGAACGATGCTCTTGACGAGAGAGCCGCTGAGTTTATCAAGAAAGCTAAACTGACAGAGAAAGCAATGACGGAGAAACGTAAGGGTGTTACCCAAGTGTTCGATATTGTCCGTAAGGGTTTTACTATGATGGAGAACCTTATCTCTATCAAGAACACCGATTCTGTTGTCTATAAGATTCAGGAGAAGCGCAACGAGTATGCGGCATACAAGCTTGAACAGCAGCGTAAGGCTGAGCAGGAACGTCTGCGCCAGGAGCGCATCAAGGAGGCCAAGATTAAGCTGAAGACTGATACGATTGATATCTTGAACAATCTCCTCACAGAGCATTCTTCTGCTGCTATCAACTCACTTAATAACACGTTCTCTCTTCTCACCCTTGACAACAAGGATGAAGTTAAGAAACGTATTACAGAGTGTTCTGATGTTCTTGACCTCGGACATCTGTTCGTTAATAACAAGCCTTCATACTCTTCTGAAATTGATGAGAATGATGCCAAGGAGATTATGAATGGAGCCTACAAGGAGGTTTCCGCTTCTCTTCTTGCATCTTATAAGCAGACCGTTAATGCTACACGTGATGAGCTTCTTATGAAGTTTGATTCTAAGATTGCTGAACTTCTTGAAATCAAGAAGGCAGAAGAGGAACGCAAACGTAAGGAAGAAGAAGCTCGCAAGGCTGAAGAGGAGCGTAAGCGCAAAGAGGAGGAAGCACGTAAGGCTGCTGAGGAAGAGCGCAAGAAGCAGGAGGAGATTCAGCGTATCAAGGACGAGGAGGAGCGCAAGCGCAAGGAGGCAGAGCGGAAAGCTGCCGAGGCTGAACGCAAGGCAAAGGAAGCCGAGCTGAAGGCTGCTGAGGAAGAGTGCAAACGTAAGGAAGCAGAAGCTGCCGCTGCTGAGGCTGAACGTAAGGCTAAGGAAGAGGCTATCCGTAAGGCTGATGAGGCTGCTAAGGAAGAGCAGCAGAGAAAGCTTGCGGCTGAGCAGGAGAAGCGTGATGCAGAAAATGCAGCCCAGCACGCTACCGCACAGGCCCAGTCACTCTTCGCTCAGACTTCCGTTGGAGAAACCGGTAAGCAGAAAATCAAGGTAACAAAACGCCTTGTTGTTACCGACAAGAATGCCTGGCTCGACATCATCCAGCAGTGGTGGACGATTGAAGGCTCCAAGATGGCTCCTGACAAACTTGCTTCTAAGTTGGAATTCATGCGCAAGGCTTGCGAGAAACACGCAAACAGCGAAGAAGAGTATATCGTTTCTCCTTATATTAGATATGAGGATGAGGTAACGGCTAAGTAATATGGCGGAACAACCGTTTGACCCTTATTATTCTCGTGGTGAGGTCTCCAATTCGGACCTCACTGCGTTGAAATTTGCCCTGAACCCGCAGCTCAACTTCGTAAAGGAAGAGGACAAGAGAAAGGCTTTCCATCTCGGAACTCTCGTTGACGCTCTCGTTACCGAACCAGAAAAGTGCAATCATTACGCCATGACGGTCGATGACGAGAAATATACGGAGAAGGATTGGAAATGGGGGCTAGACCGGCTTGCTGTTCTGAAGAAACAGGCAACGAAGGATAGGTTCCTTGATTTCGTCCTGAAGAATGCGGTCGGTCAGAAAACATTCATCAATCCGCATATGAAGATGGAATACCAGGGCTTCGAGTTCGAACTTCCGGTACGCTGCAAGTTTGACTGGTGGCTCGGGGAGTTCGGCGGTGATTTGAAGACCACCGCAGCTACGTCACAGGAGCAATTTGAGGCTCAGATCGATTTCGTTGATTGGGATAGAAGCCGTGCATGGTATATGGACCTTACGCACAGCATCGACTCAAGATACGGAAATCAGGACTTTATCTTTGCGGTCTCCAAGACCAAGAAGAAAGTATTCTATAAGAAGATTGAGCGTGGTGATGAGCTATACCTGCGTGGTAGGGAGAAGGCTCTTGAATGGGCTTTCCGCATGTGGTGTTTATTATAATTTATTATTATGTCAGATAAACCGAAATTATACGATTATCAAGAAGAAGGTGTGCGCATGGAGCTTGCCATGAAGCGCTGTATCAATGGCGATGACATGGGAACCGGTAAGACGGTTCAGTCTATCGTCGCCATTGAACGTGCAAAGGCAACTCCCTGCCTTGTTGTTTGCCCTGCTGCACTTAAGGTTAATTGGGAACGAGAGATAAAGAAGTTTACGAACCTCCGGCCTCTCATTCTTACCGATTCCGTTAATGCGACATACGGATACCATCTTACTAAGATGAACCTGTATGATGTAGTGATATGCAATTACGAGTCGCTTGCAAAATACTTCGTCGTAAGCCTCGGTCCGAAACCGTTACGGCTGAAAAACTTCCTGTTTCGTGATGAACTGAAGATTATCAAGTCTGTGATTATCGACGAGTCTGCAAGAGTCAAGGATCCATCAACAAGGCAGTCTAAAATTATCATGGGATTGTGCCAGGGTAAGGAGTATATCTATGAGCTTACAGGTACGCCCGTTGTCAATCACGCAACAGACCTGGCCTGTCAGCTTGCTATCCTCGGTCGTCTGAACGACGAGTTCGGAGGGTTTGGCGAGTTCTGTAACAGGTATGGTGAGAACGAGAATCTTGAAGAGCTTAACCGGAAGATACACGAAACGTGCTACTTCCGCAGAGAAAAGAAAGATGTTCTCAAGGATTTGCCGGATCTGACCAGAACGACCATCAGTGTCGCCCTCGACCCTGAAACGCAGGAAGAGTACGATACCTGTCAGAAAGACCTGCTCACGTTCCTTCTCGAATACAAGAGCTGCTCCGAGGAAGAGGCTAGGAAAAAGCTTAGAATGAAGGCTCTTGTCAGGTTTATGAACCTTCGCTCGATATCTGGGCGAGGGAAGATGAAGGCGACTATAGAGTTTCTCCATGATACCGAAGAACAGATAATCGTATTTGCCGAGCATCGTGATGTCGTTAGTGCAATCAAGAAAGAGTTCCCGGATGAGGTTTGCACCGTAACCGGTTCCGATAGCCAGCAGCAGAAGCAGTGGGCTATCGATTCTTTTCAGGCTAGGAAAAAGAGAATCATCATCTGCTCCATCAAAGCAGCAGGCGTAGGCCTTACGCTTACGGCTTCTTCCAATGTTGTGTTCGTCGAGCTCCCATGGACGATGGCAGACTTGTCGCAGTGTGAATGCCGTGCCTATCGTAACGGTCAGAAGAATGCGGTTACATCGTGGATTCTCATGGGTGCAAATACCATCGACGGCTATCTTTATAGCTTGATTATGCAGAAAGGCTCAATAGCATCAAAGGTTACAGGCGAACAGGACTCCGCTATCAAGGATGCAGCCTACTTTGATGAGTTGGCAGATTTGGTTTTACAAAATTCTTTAAATAAAAAATAATGGAAATTCAAGGAAAAGTTATTGCTGTTTTACCTGAAAGAAGCGGCGTCTCTGCAAGAGGTGAGTGGAAGTCTCAGACTTATGTAATAGAAACACAAGAGCAATATCCTAAGAAGATGGCCTTTGATGTTTTCGGAGCAGACCGTCTGGCTCAGTTCAACATTCAGAGTGGTGAGGTTATTAACGTTAGCTTTGATATTGATGCTCACGAGTATCAGGGCCGTTGGTTCAACAGCATCCGTGCCTGGAATGTTACTAAGGTGTCACAACAAGCTATGGCAAGTTCTGCTAATGCTGCTGGCGTGGCAAACCCGACGAATCAGCAAAATCTGTTTCCACCTGAACAGCAGTCTGCACAGCAGCAAGAACAGCAACGAGGGAACTCTGATGACCTTCCCTTCTAGTGTAGAATTAATCAAACGAGCATTCAACGCTTATGTGGTTCAACCTGAAAAATGTGTTTGAACTTGAAACGTTTAGGAAAAAAGTAGCCGAGTTGGAGAACAAAGGCGCGATGGTAGAGCTGAAAGAAAAACGTGGACGTTCTTTGAAGCAGAATGCCTATCTTCATTTGCTCCTATCTGCATTCGGTCTCCAATACGGCTACACTCTAGACGAAGTTAAGACGCATTTCTATAAGCTGGTAGTGAACAAAGATATGTTCCTCAGAGAAGGGATTGATAAATTCACGGGAGAATGCTATAAGTATCTCCGTTCTTCTGCCGACCTTACGAAAGACGAAATGAGCAAATCAATTTCTGATTTCAAAGTATGGGCAAAAGAAGAAGCTGGATTTGATTTTCCTGATTCTGATGAATATATCGCACTACTGCATATTCAGCATGATATAGAAAGACAACAAAATTACATACAATAGCTTATGATGTTACCAACTAATATACGTCAGAAGTCTAGCGAGTTGTTTCCTAATGACGCAGAGAAACAGAAAATCTTTTGTATGGGTGCTGCGTTCTCGTTAGGCAACGATTTATCAGACTTTGAGGAAGAAGTGCAACAGGAGGAGATTTACCCTTGCCAGGAAGCTCTCGATATGTGGCTTGCTTACAAGAAAGAGAAACGGCAGAAATATCAACCTCGTGGACTCGCGGCTCTTAAAAAGAAGCTTTTAAAGATGTCGGGCGGAAATCCTGAATACGCAAAGGTTATCGTTGAGCATTCTATGGGAAACAACTATTCCGGGTTGTACGCTCCTAAAAACAATGGTGTAAACAGTTATGAACAACAGCAACGAACTTTCAACAAAATTAGTTCAATCCTTGCCGACTGAATGCAAGCAAGCGGTGGAAAAATACGGCGGACAATATGCGCTATTCCTGGACAAATATCCTACCCTGCAAAATCGAACAGATGCAATTACATCTGTATATGATTCTGTAGCTAGGGGCGGTATGTCGTTTGTTAGTATTGATAAGTACTTCAAAGATGGCGCAAGCGAGTTCTGGATTAAGATAATGCTCATCGACTTGTTTATGGTTATTGGAGCTATCGAAGCAACTACTCCTTACCAGTTCAAGGCTATGGCACAGCGTATCAGACAAGAATACTATCACCTTACGCCTAGTGAGCTTACTAGATTCTTCTACGAGTTTTCTATGGGTGAGTATGGCGAAATCTATGTAGGAAAGACAGTGAATCCTCAAAAACTTTTTATTGCTCTCGAAAAATACATGTGTAAGCTTTACGAAAAGAGAGCCGAAATTGATTCACAAAAGTTAGCTGAGAAACAAAAGAAAGAAGATGAGGAATCTAGAAGAAAAGCAATATCCTACGAAGAACATTGTCGCTTAAATGGTGTGGATCCGAAAGAATCCCCTCTTGAAAAGCTAAAACAAAAACTTGAAAAAGAATCAAAACGAGACAAAAATGGCAGACGTAAGTAAAATGGCAGAGGAATGGCTCAGTGAGCATCCTGATGCGACAAAGAAAGAAATATGGTTAGCCGGTTATTGGCAATCTACCGATAACTGGTGCAACCGGACCAAGTAAATTTTAGAATTATGACACAGAAAGAACGTATCGAGAATGCTACCACAAAGCAAGCGGTAGTGTTCATCTGGATCTATTCCTGGGTTATTGTGAGAAACCTGGGAAGAGCAATAAACAAGGCAGTTCACAAGCTGCCTTGGTTGTTCATCGTGATAACGGTAGTAATATCATTCATTGTTAGCTTCGTTCTTATCTCTAAGGCAAGGGCAGAGCGAGATAACTACAATCAAAAACTAGTTCACGCAACACAGCAGCTTGATAGCTATGTGGCTGCATACGGAAACATTAAATCAAAGTAAATATGAAGAAATACAAAAATACAATAGTGATGATCCTGCTTGTTATCGCAGCAATTATCGCAGGTTACGGGTTCGCCTGCTTCATGGTTGAACATATTTTCCTTTCGCAGCTGATGCTCTTCTGTATCAGCTGCGCATTGGCAGTAAAGAAGGAGGTGTAGGAATGTCGGCATATAATTTCACACCAAAAGGAGCATTCTTCATCAACTACAAGGAGCCGGACAGGGAAACAGTAGACCATATCACTTCGCTCTATTACCTCATTATCGGTTCTCTCGCTACAATCACACAGACGGCAATCAAAGACTTGCACGACAATCTCAGCGAGAGGGAGGACCTGTTTAAGCATGAGCTTAAGTATCGCATAAAGGAGGCATTCTCCCGTTCTGAGACTCTTATAGGTATATTTAAGAAGTATACTACCGAGATTTCGCAGTACGAGCTCTGGCTTGATATTACAGACAGCATGGAGGAAGACCTGAAGATTGATATACAGAGACTCTTCTATACGACAGACAACATTCTTCTGAAGAACAACATCAAGGAACACAAGCTTCAGGCGTATGCATGCGTAGCCTACAACCTGTCAATCATGCTGCACGATATGTGTACGAAGTTTGATGACGTTATGAGCGAACGTGGCATCAGTTCCGGCAGCATAAGACCTTGCGGAGAATTCATACAGTCTATGTATGGTATGTATGCCTCGATGAGAGAGGTTGCCAGGATTCTCATACCGGACAAGGATGCTGAATACTTCAAGGAAGGCGGTCAGATTTACAGGGCTTTGCAGGTGGTTGCAATGAAGGTATGCAATCCGGAAAGAATAGACAATGCTGCTGACGAGGGGCTTAAACTTAATGGTGTTGATTATCATGGTGAAGAGCACCAGAATAACGCATTCCTTCCTTGGAACGGCATTCAGGTTAACTTCCTGGCACGCAACTTCGATAAAATGTCTGATGAAGAACTCGCTAAAGCTCTTGGGCGATCAGTTGGTGCAGTAAAGGCAAAAATGAGACAACTTAAACTAAAACGCAATAACGATTAGGAGGTGTAATTATGGAAGATTTGCCTGTAGGCGCAGAAGTCACATTAAAGGTGGTTGAGACCAAGGAAGCCGATTGTAGCGGTTGTTTCTTTGATGAAATTGCAAACTGTATCAATATAGACATGTGTAATCGAATCAAGTGCGCATCAAATGAGCGAAAAGACGGAAAGAATGTTCAATTCAAAAGAATAAAGTAATATGGCTACAGCAAATTTTGAAATTGGGAATAAAGAATTTGAGGTACGTTTCATACCTGAATCAGGTTATCCTCCAACAAAGAATGAACGTGGTTCTTCATTGGTTGAGTATGATGTAACGACATACAAAGATAATCAGCCAATGATGAAGAAGTTCAATCAGAAGAAACGAGTTTATTTCGACCTTGAAGGCAATGTTTATAAGGATAAGCATAGCAACAAGGTGTGGTTTAATCTTGATTACGAAAGGAGGTAAGCAATGAAAGAGCTTAAAGTTGGAGAAAGAATCACTCTTGAAGCAGTTGAGCAATATGGTTGTAGAGGTTGCTTCTTTGAGGATAATCCAGTATGTATAAAATTTGCATGTTGTGAAGGTGTACGATCAGATGGAAAATCGGTAATTTTTAAAGAAGTTAAGGAGTAAAGCGTATGAATACAAACAGCTATTTACGAATAGAAAATGGATTCGATATATCTAAGATAACTGGGGCTATTCCTCAGAATATTGGAGAAGGATTTCAGTTTAATCTCTCTGGTAAAACATATACAACTATGGGTAGCTATACTAAAGACAAAAAAAGACGCATGAATATCGAAATTAGTTCTTTTTGTGGTCTTTGTGGTGACGCAATACATTATTACGCAACATTGTATATTAATGTAAGCAATGTGTGTAATAACAGCTCGGTAAGTGGATATATGGGAGGAATTAAAATTCCAAATGACTATCAATCCATCAAAGGGGAGTTTGTTAGACCACTCACTCAAAAGGAGATAGATAAGCACCCAGACAGATGGGACGATTGGTATCAAGTAGGGGATTTAGTTAATGCCTTTGAATCTCTTGAAGAGATAGAGAATTTAATTAAAAACCTCAAAAAGAAGTTCTCTTCTAAGGAGTGGAAAGTTGAGATAAGACGCAATTATTAATTGCCTTCGGGCATAAATTAAAAAATATGACAGAGATAGAATTATACAACAAATTAAAGAATATAGAAGGTCGTTTAGAGATGATGGATTCGCATATATCAGAGCTTCGCAAAGAGAAGAATGATATAATGGGAGACTTTCTAAGTTTATTACCTTTTCAGAAAGGTGACAAGGTGAAAGATAAAAATGGCAATATCTTTATCATAGAATGTCTAAAAAGTGCCATGTCTCTTGGCAAGAATGAAATCAAGGTTCATTTTTTTATCCGAAAAATAAAGAAAAACGGAGAACCTTATCAATGCGTAAACCAAGCTTGGGGAATTGATTATTTTTCCCTTGAGAAAGTAATAGAGTAATAACACCATCCTGCAAAGGATATAAATATAAGTAATATGATTAAAAAGTACAGAAAGAAGCCAGTTATCATTGAGGCTGTTCAGTTTGAAGATAATGCAGATTGTATATTGGCTATTCATGAGTTTGTGGGGCATGAGACTACAATGGTTAACTATGAGGATAAAGACAATCCTTATATAAAGATTAAAACTCTTGAAGGTACAATGAAAGCCTCAGTCGGAGATTATATCATCAAAGGTGTAAACGGAGAGTTCTATCCTTGTAAGCCTGATATTTTCGCTAAGACTTACGAGGAAGTAACAGAATAACTAACCATCCGCAAGGATATAAATAAGATAGTGATATGCCAACAGGATTTACAGCACCAATATATGATGGTGAAGATATAACATTTGAGCAATTTGCAAATAGTTGCTTGCGTAACTTCGGTATCTACCTAAGATTTGAAGGAAAATATCCTAACCTTAGTAGATACGAAATTCCTGACAAGATATGTCCTAGTGATTATTATAAAAAGAAATACGAAGAGGCAAAAGCTGAGTACGAAAAGCATCTTGCATCCCCTAAGACAATGGAAGAACTTGAAGCTGAGTATCTTTCTTATGTTAATGATGTAATCAAGGGAAATGAGGATAGATTGAAAGAGAATGAAGCTCTCAAAAACAGATACAATGCAATGCTATCCAAAGTTAGAAGATGGACTCCACCATCCAAAGAATACGAGGGTGTTAAGGACTTTATGGAAAGTCAATTAATTGATAGCTTAGATTTTGATTGCCGCCATGTTTATGTTGAGAATATCATCCCTAAAGATGAGTGGATTCAAAAACAATCTAATCGCACTGATTTAATAGAGTCTATGAAGTATAATTTGGAGCAGTATAATAAATCTGTAGTTGCTGCCGAAAAAGATACCAAATGGCTCAAAACATTTTCAGAAAGCATAAAGAAAGTAACAGAGTAACTAATCACCCTCTCCTGTAAAAGGGAGAGGGTAAAAAGAAGAGAATATGGACTTAGTAATTACAATATTAGGTTGGATTGCATTAGGCGTTATATCTGCTTATCTGTTAGCAATAGTAGGTAAAATAATCTTTGATGCTGCAACCGCTGATTATAAGTTATACAAGCATGTAAGATTGTGTCGCAAAAGATTGCTAAGACAGCGATATGAAGATTACGCTTGGCTGTTACTACAGTTAGAGAAAGATACGGAAGTTTTCAATCTTACTCATAATACAAGAGATTGGACTTTTGAAGATTGGAGCGAATTTTATCTTAAAAAGGTAAAGGAGGATAAGCAATGAGTAAAGAAAAAGCTATCGATTTTATTAAACGTGCCCAAGGACAACTATCTAAGGGTTTTATTTCTTATAGATTCGTTAAGATGGCTCTTAACAATATTGATAAGGCACTTAAAGAGTTGGAGGATTGAGTATGACAGAACCTTACGAAGGCTATACTTGTTGGAGACTAAGAGATGGGCAGTCTTGTGACTATTGTCCAGAGTATTCTGATTGCCCTGCAAATAATGATGATAATTAATAAATAAAGTATGACAAGAGAAGAAGCAAAAACCATGCTGCCTATTATTCAGGCATACGCAGAAGGAAAAGAAATTGAAATTTTTGATAAGACTACAAAAATGTGGAAAACTGCTATGCTGCCACATTTTGACTGTGATTCAAAAAATTATCGCATCAAGCCAGGGGTAAACTACCGCCCTTTTGCCAACGAAGAAGAGTGTTGGCAGGAGATGCAAAAACATCAGCCGTTTGGGTGGGTGAAGACTAAAGACAAAGGAATCAGATTGTGTATGAGTGGATTGAATCAAAAAAGTGCTTTTACACAAGTTGGTCATGAATATGATGAAGCCTTTGATGAATTCATCTTTGCCGATGGGCTTCCGTTTGGCGTAAAAGTGGAGGAATAGTTATGGCACTACCTAAAAATTATAGTATATGGCTTGCCGTTGATTATGATGGTATAGAAAAAGCTTTTTGGTATAAACCAAAAAGATGTGAGAAACATGGAGAATGGTGGGGTGATAAAATGGTTCTTCCGCATGGAAGCGTTAAGAAGCTCATCGGAAGAGAATTGTCTTGGAGCGATGAGCCGGTAGAACTTAAAGAAGAATAGCTTATGCTTGGATTTTGTGTTATACTTACACTAGCTGTTCTATATATAACTTTTATGGGTGGAGTTATCGGTTATTTAATTGGTAAATATTGGAAGAGATATATATGAGCATGCAAATATGTAAGGATGCCTATCAAGAATTGATAGACGGAGATATAGAATGGCTTCTTAGACAGCCTAGAGACCTCGAAAGAGACCATATAGAGGCAGTGCTAAGAAAGAGTGTTGAACTTTTATACGGGAAGGAAGAATAGCTTATGTATAGACCGATTACAATGTATCAGATCGTTTGCGATAGATGCGGAGAAGTGTTTGGCGGCACAGATACTTGCTATGCCCTATTCAGTAACAAAGAAGTTGATATTGGTGACTACTCTGATTGGGAAATGATAGATGGCAAACACTATTGTCCCGATTGTTATGAGGTGGAGGTCATTGATGGAGTGTATAACGTCAAAGTTAAATAGTTATGAACATATTAGTTGATAAGACCGTACTATTCATTGATTTGGATGGTACTTTGATTAAAACGGCATCTGGGAAGACGTTTCCTGAAGATTGCACTGATTTCATTATCCGAAAAGAAGTTTTGGATAAAATTGCAAGAAGGATGCCAAATTTATTTTGGGTAGGTATTGTTACCAATCAAGGAGGGATACCTCAATTTGTCTCAAAACGAGACTTTGAGACAAAGTTTGAATGTGTTATCCAGTTTGTTGGCTCATATTTAGGAAACAGAATACCTAAATTTTGTAGTATGAAAACGAGTGTATTTGTCTCTGGATTATACAGTGCTTCTACAGATAAAGATAACAGGAATAGAAAGTCAAATATAGGAATGTTAGAACATTTACAAGAATACTTTGGCGAGAATGATAAAAGCCAAATGATAATGATAGGCGACGCCAGTGGTAAACCTGGAGATTTCTCCGATTCAGATAAGAAATGTGCCGAGAATTTTGGTATCGATTATCTTGACGTAGAGGACTTTCTTAACAATAAAAGCGTATGAATATAGGAATTTTATATCTTTGTATGAGTTTTATCTACATCCTGCTTATTTGCTTGGATGGAGAAGATGTAAAACCGAAATGGAAACAATGGCTAGCTGACAAACTAGGCATCAAGCCAAAGATAGAGGTTAGATACATAAAACCACAAGTCGTTAAGCTTCATTCAAGAGTTACAATGTCAAATTTTGAAATGCAATACTATTGCCGTGACAAATTTGGCATGGAGCAATTGAAGAGAAGAGCAATAGAAAGTTTGTATGATGAAATTCTTAAGGGAATGAAGGCAAATGGATTGGTTTCCATTTCGCAATATAAAGACATCTATACAAATAGCACAATTTATGAGGGGACATGTGAAATTTATAAAAAGAAGTAGCTATGAATAAGGAAATATTTGACTTCTCGGAGGCTTTAAAGCGTATGAGAAAAGGAAAGCTCGTAAAGCGAGAAAATGGGCTTTATTCGTTTGGTATTGACGAGGAAGGAATATTCTACCATTACGGTCATCATATCTTCAAGGTAGAAAGAATGTCCTCTGAGGATATTCTCGCAACAGACTGGGAGGAGGTGTAAGGATGAAGATTAGATTAGCAAAGAAGATAATGAGGCACAATACGCCTTATTGGATATTTCGTTACCTCTGCTATAATCGCATATTGTTACCAGGAGCGGGATATAAAGTCGATTTTAAAGACCATCGTATCATCAAGGCGATAAGTTTAGTTGAACATTGGAATGCTCGTAGGTACAGAAACGAAGCGGCAAAGTTTAATAAAAAGAATCCGCTCAGTCCGAGAGACCTTCGTCGTAGTGTAGAAAGATTAAAACAGTACAGCGCATGAAAGAAGAAAGATGTTGTGGCAACTGCCTTTGGATGGGATGCGAAGACATCTTAGGCAATGGATGGTGCTACAAAAAAGATTGCGAAACATCTTGTGATAAGGTTTGCAAGAAACATGAATTTTAAACTTTAAATATTAAAATGGAAAAGATTTACAGACATTTCAAAGGAGGTTATTACAGATTTATTACTGAGGTCACTAATAGTGAAACTCAGGAGAAAGAAGTTGTTTATCAGGCTCTCTATGGAGAGTGCAAGGTTTGGACTCGCCCTGCTGATATGTTCTACGGACAGGTAAATGTTGACGGCGTGGAGATTGATAGATTCACCGAGGTTGTTGGTGTGCCTGTTTTATTCAAAAAGACCAACGAGAACGCTATTATGCCATCCAAGGCGCATGACGATGATTTCTGCTATGACTGCTATGCGGTTTCAGAAGAAGAGATTGCGCCTAATGTATGGAAGTACGGCCTCGGATTTGCATTGCAGATTGAAAACCGCAACAAACCTGCCGACATTTCTAGGTGCTTCACGCTCCGCCCTCGCTCTTCTGTATGGAAGACTGGCATGGTTCTCAGCAACTCAGAAGCAACCATTGATGATGGTTTTGTTGGCGAGATTTCTGCTGTCTTCTATCACGTATTTCCAAAAATGCCGCGATATAAGGTTGGCGACAAAGTGGTACAATTTCATCTTGAAACAAGTGACAACATCATGCTTATCGAGACGGACAAATTAAACAAAACAGAGCGCGGCGATAACGGCTACGGCTCTTCTGATAAAAAGTAATACATGAATATCACAGATGAACAGAAAACGTATATAAAGGAACACCCTTACGAATCTCCTTACGCAATGGCCAAGAGCTTCGGTTGCGCAGTACAGACTGTTTACTGGTGGCTACATAGGCTGCATGGGGATTCGTTCAAGGACGCAAGAAAAGAGCAAAGAGAGAAGATCAGGGAATCTGTCCGTAAGCTATATCCGGATTACTCTTCTTCTGAAATTTCCAAAGAACTTGGAATAACAAAGTCATGTATAACAAGCATAGCAAAGGCACTTGGCGTTACTCATACCCAGGAAACGGAAGAAAGACTTCGGTTGAAATGTGCACAGGCAATAATAAGACCGGAGATAATAGCTAAACGTTCTGAATCTCTAAAAAAGACGCTGAGGCTTGACAGGTACAGAGCAACGAATGGAATAAAACAGAAGACACGACGCAAGTTCAAGACCATTCCGAGCAGATGTCTCTGTGCAAGGAACTATCTCTGCAATAAATACAACTACTTCTACGACAAAGATTACGGAGAGCTGCTTACCGTGTTCTACGACAGCGAAACCAAAATGTTGACAGAAGAGCAGCAGAAACACTACGAGACGAAGTATGGTATCAAGTTCCTCCAGGGAGCTGAAGAATAATTTCTGTGCATTATCTATATGTTTAGGGGTGGCTACACATCGCGTGCGGTCACCCCTTTTTGTTTATAAATCAATAACCAAATAAAAACATTAGAAAAAACTAAGAACGTTTGTGTAACTTTAATTTCCAGTATATCCAACCTAAAAATGCGAGAATGCCTATGAAAAGGCAAACTGAAGTTATCTTACCTATATTCAAAAATGCCCTGTCAGTTCTTGATAGTTGTTTCTCTACATATACTTTATCTTTCGATATTTCGCTTATCGTTGAGATTAAGGAGTCGCACTTGCTATGATATATCGCAGCACTATCCTTGTATTCCTTAAGACTAGAAATACTATCTCTCAGTATCTGTACATCTTCCTGTGATATCTCGTGATATTCGTAGTGGAATCTGTCTTCGCCGACTTTGTTACCATTGGCATCGTACTTGGATGCTGTACTATCTTTGATATGCGTCTTTTCCTTGGTGGTTGACTTCACGGATTCCTTGTGAGATGCTTTATACGATTCCAACTCTTTAATAAGTCTTGCATTGAAGAGTGAATCCCACTTAGCCTCGTTACGTTTATCTGTGATGTATATCTGTTTTTCTATCACACGTTCTTTCGCCTTACATCTACAGAACATTGATAGAATCAGCATTGCTACTGCAATGGCAATTACAACCCTTGTTATTTTATCAATCAGTTTCATAAGCAAGTGAATTAATTCTGTTCAGCCAACCATTCTTGAACTTTTTGTTCTGTGGTCTTGTCTGACAGATACGGTCAATGAAATCTTTTCTTTCCTGCTTGATGTTATCAAACAGTTCCCGGCCATCTCTTGCGTTGACAGCTGCGATAGTCTTCGGCCCGACAATACCATCCACATCAACGCCAAGAACTCTCTGAGGAATCTTGATACCGTAGGCTCCGCTAGCCCATACCCAGTCGACGAGGATATTGGCTACGTTCTGGTCTTTAATATCATCAGCATTCCACTTATCCCAGTAGTACTTCTTGAAGATTACACCCCATTGCACACTGGTCATACGCTTTAAATCGTTAACCGTCTTCTTGCTGCCGAATACTGAGCGGTACGTAGCAAGAGTCACGCCCATATTAGTAGCTCCTCCCAAATCATCTTTGTCGTTAACGAAGCCACCTTCCCACTTTAGGATAAACGGCTCTAAAATCTTACTGTTTGCCATTTTTGTTTTCCTCCTCTTTTTTATCAAACTCATTGTTGAGTCTGTCAATAATCGGTTTCCAGTAACTAGGCAGTGCCTTTGCAAACTCGAATCTCAAAATGTAGTAAATAACTCTGAATGCTACATTCTTAGGGTATGCCTTGATGAGGTTTTTGAACGCGTTGCATAGATACACATAGCAGAATATATACGTAAGCATCTTAATCACGAATAATGCTTCTGTATTGTCGTTGCAACTTACCATGATTCCATACATGACATACACAATAACAACATACAAGAGCATCTCTAAAAGTGCGTTCTTGAACTTTGATACAGAAAAATTCTTGCATCGTACAACACTCACGCCGTCAGCTCGCATACCGCAGAAGATATTGAAGCCAAATGCGATAACCAACGCCAAGATGAATCCCTCTGTTGGCGTTGCAAAGGCAAGTATAGCTGAAAAAATAGTAACACCTATCTGCCGAATCTGTGATGAATCTAATAAATCTGTCATAATCTGTTATCCTGAATAATTAATAAAAATAAAGTTTCGGTCTCTTTCTGCAAAGATAGCAAAAAAAAACCGAAACTTTATTCAGAATAACGAAAAACTTTAGACATTCAAGTCATAATATGGAAGTCTGCCACTTTCCAGGAAGGAAATACATTCATCGAAAATCTTTTGCTCGTAGTTGTACGTATTGATCTTCGGGAACCATTTCTTTATCTTTGCGTCGTTGCGTTTTACCATTTCACCCCAGAGAACGCACCAGTCTTCGAGATTGATGTTGTCGTTCTTGACCTCATGCCAATAGTCCTTGGCTACATCTTTAGTGTGAAGCTGGCCTATGAGACAAAGATGCATATCTGCCATTTCTTCGTTATAATGACACGCGCCAATCTCTCCCTGGACCTGCTTCATCATATCAAGCATTACGCTGTCATTCATTCCGACTTCACAACAATCTGCCATGATCGTAACACAGTTCTTGATAGCCTGCATGTCATTGCTAGCTATAATGTCTTCGAATATCTTTTTCATAACCGTATATTTTTGATGTTACTTCAGAAAATACTCTCTGATGTTGTATACACCATCCTTGTCTTTCAACAAATCGAGTGCAAGGCTGTGGGCATACTTAACCAGATGTTCTGTATCAATGTCCTTAACATCTTCCTTGCCGAGTATCTTAGCAATTGTGCATCCGTGGTCGCTTACAACCTGATTCATCGCAACGTACAAAGCGTAATCGTTGTAATAAGGTTTCTCTTCTGTTGCAAGTCCGAGACCGGTCATAGCATTGATCCATGTCTGCATATCCCAGGTTACTGGTGGATTCATACCGTTTACAATCTCCGAAGCCTCCTTCTTCGTAAGATAGTTCTTCCACTTGATAGCGCAAAGCTTATCAAGATACTCTTGTGCCAACTCTGGGTGCTTGGATGCCATATCCTTCATCATGCAACGCATCGTATTACCGAATACGTGCATATACTTTACGTTTGCTGATGATGCCATCATTCCGTACAGCTCATCAAATTTACTCATAATCTCTTTTGTTTCCATATCTTATATATTTTAACCTATTATCAAATCTCTCAACTCTACAAAGTCCTCCTCTGTGAAGTTGATACTTCGCTTGCTACCAAAGAGAATAGCAGTAGCAATTCCATCTGGCAGGTCAATAGACACAACTCCTTTGTCGATATGTCCGTGTATAAAACCTACATCGAATTTGTAATCTTCCACGGATTTTAGCATCTGCATCATATCTTCAAATATCGTGTTGGCATCTATGTTGCCGTCTTCATCGGCGATGAATAGGGTAGCGTTGTCAATGCTCTTGCCCCAACTATCTTTGTGCTTGGCGATGATGTTGTGCGCCGCACGTTTCATGTACACTGATGGTATGGCGAGCATCTGGTTAGCCTTAACCATATCGTCTATTCTAGCATCTGCCCACAAATCAAGCGATGTAAGCAGTTTCTCTTTCAATTCTGTTACGTTCATTTCTTAGTTCCTCCCTTCTTTGTCCCTTGAACCATAGCGAGATACTCTTGCCACGTTTTATCACTATGATTTGTCATATAGTCGTTAAGCATAGCGGTTTTCTGCTCTTCCGCCTGTGCTACTTCTTTTCTCAGTCGTTGCATCAAAGACAAATGTTTCTTTAATGCCTCCTGTCCTTGCTGAGTACTCTCAATGCGAGGACGTATGATGCGCAATTCCTCGTCTTGCACTAGCTTAGACACATATTGCAAGCTATTGACGTACTCCTGATTTTGCATCAAGTACTGACGTTGTGCGCCTGTAAGATTGTCTTCAATCTTGTCGATTTCATCCCATAAAGGGGTGGAAGACTGCTGCGCCTGCATGTTGATAGATGCTCGCTTCTGTTGTATTGCCTCATACATCTTCTGTAGCTCGGCATCCATCATCTGCGGCTGCTGCTGACTTGTACCCATATCCAATAATGGGCTGTTTCCAAAATTCATCATAATCAATATCTTTAAGTTGGTGATATATTATAGAGAGGTGAGAGGGCATCCACCAACGAGGGCAAACACCCCTCACCAACTCATTTCTTTTTAGTCCGTCTAACCGACTTCCTTACTGCTCTGTTACGCTCCTGTAGTGGGCGTGGAAGTAGCAGTACCGTTACAGCAATAGCTGCCGTAGCCCGAAATTACTGGCGTAGATGGGAGTACCAACTGACCACGCAAGCAATTGCAGGTCTTCTCGTTAACGTAAGCCATCATAAGCTTCTCCTTGTAAGGAGTGAGGGCTTCCATCACGGCTACCTTCTTGTCGAGGTCGCTATACTTTGCTTGCAACGCATCGTACTGGTCTCTCTGATTCTTGTACAAGCCGAAATCAGCATCAACCTGAGACTTGTAAAGACCGAACTCAGCCTGCATTGCACGGCGGTTCTCGGCGTTGATAGCATCGTTAGCACCCTTATACATAGAGAACTTCTCAGCGATGTCTGTCTCGCGCATAGCATAGAACTTGTTAGCGGTGTCGAGCTTCATACCGAACATGTAGGTAAGCAACTTCACCTCATCATCGCATTCCTTCTCCATTACCTGCAAGGCAGTTGGCTGATTTGAACTTGCGTTAGCCCCATAGGCATTGATGTTCACGTTCTCAGGCATATTGCCGCCACCAAGTGAACCAAACACGCTGCGGTTGTTACCGCCAAGCAACCAAGCACCAGCACCGAGTGCTGTGCCGATGATACCAAGGGTAAGACCAGCATTACCTGTAGCCTTAGAAGCATAATCATCGTGCTTCTTTCCCTCTTCGTAGATTTTCTTCTCTACGACCTTTGCATCTGTCATTTCCATAATACAATCTTTTGAAATCCTTAATATTAACTAACACTATTGTAACGTTACGGATGCAAAGGTACAAAGAATAGGGGAGAGCAAATATAACTCTATCACACTTTCTTTTAGTGATTGATTATCAGAGATTTAAGGTGATAGGAGGTAGTATCATAAATAATAAAAAAAGAGAGGTAACCACTTACCTCTCTTACTCAACTTGTAAGGAATACTTACATGTTCAACTATTATTTTCTCTTACTCTTAATGAAGTGCAGTATATCCCACTTCTTCCAATACCTCGTATGTCCTCGCTTTTTGCATTCGCCATGGGGCAAATCGCCCCTAGCCACCATTCTGTTAAGGGTAGCATCAGAAACGCGCAATTTTTCCTTGACCTCCTCGGTGCTCATCATAGGATTGAGCATATCTGGAATGATGTCACACAATCTATCCAAATCATCATCGCTCATACCGCAGGCGGTGATTTTCTCACCATTTCTCTGCTGCTCATCAGCCTTAAAGCAAGCATCACTGAGCGACTTTAGAGCCGTTCCGAGCAACTTATAATTCAATATCTTTCCCATTACGCACAGATTTTACGTCCTAACTTTGACCTGCTGATAAACAAATCAGTAAAAGAGTACAGATAGAATATTGCCGTTACTACCATGACTGTAAAACAAGAATCTACCATATCTTTGGTGGTATACCAGCTCCATTCCACAATGTGAGCCGCATTGATGCTTGCAAAGTAGAAGAAGGGAATGCGGTATCTCCAACACAAGAAGAAAAATCGGCTTGCTAATATCAAAACCATTGGCAGGACGTACACCATAAAATATATGTAGAGATAGCAAGTTGCATTCTCCGCATAAGGGATGAACATTTCACGAGGATGCTGAGAGAATTCATAAATGCCGTATGCATGAAAGCACATAAGCGTGATAGGAACGTACTTGCAAAACCATCTGAAAAATTTCAGAATCCTTCTGCTATACCGATTACCGTGTCGCATCAGTAAGTCCATAACCTCACTGACATCTTTGTCTTTCAACCACTTTAACAGGTTGTCTTCGTCTTCTTTATTCATAAGCGTTGATTTTAATTAAATGATGGTGCAAAGATACACTCTTTTGCACAAAACCAGCGAAAATGAGAATATTTTTGTGTTAAACTTTATAAAAAGTAACAATCTGAAAGTAGATGGCTGCAAAAATAGCGTTAGAACGGCTTCCTTACCAAATTCTAACGCTATTAGTGTTTATCCTATCACAACCTCAAGGCTCTCCATATCAGCGAACTTCAAGCCGCAATCTTTAGCAGCCTTGAACAACTCCTTCTCGTCAACTGCCTCGATGGCTACCTCTACCTCGGCATTGGCAAGGTCTGAGAAGTACTTCTCTGTCTTCTGCTTCTGATTGAAGAAGTACTCATTGACCTCAGCGAACTTGGCTGAATCGTCCTTGGTGTATTCGTAGCCTTCATCGGCGTGCTTCTGCTCAAGCTGCTGGCACTCCTGAAGCTTGTGCTGCATCTCCTCGAACTTATCGTCCTTCAGGCTCTCCTGCGCTTCCTTCACATCCTTGTCGTAAGTGTCGGCTACTTGGCGCAGTGCCTTCATGTTCTTCCAAACTCGCAAGGCGGCATCATCGCTCATAGATGATGTCTTCAATGCTTTCAACGTTCTGTAGGCATCAACTGCCTCAATTGTCTTAATCTTTTTCATAATTGTTTCTTTATTTTTATGTTATACAATATTCTTCACCAGATTGCCATAGCAGAATACCTTTCCTATTAACAGTGCAAAGTTAAGAAAATAATTCCGAATAGCAATGCAGGAGGAGCAAAATTCACGAATTTAAAATTAACTTCCCCATGTTGGATAATCACTTAGATTTCATTAGTATTTGCAATACTTACAAGAGCAGGATTTTTCTCTAGTTCTTTAATGAAATCATTAATAGCAGTACTAACAGCAGCAACATTACCATTCTCAATGTTGTTATAATTAACATTAAGATTATTACTTCCGTAATAACTAAAGCTAGCTAGTTGATTACCAGTACTATTATTTACACTACCACTATCTACACCTTCGATAGTGTCATTGTTACGAACTCGAACATTAGCATTGATACTAAGTTCATTTACAGTAGCTTCTACATTAGAAGTCATACTTACAATTTTAGTTACTTTAATTTCCATTGTGTTTAAATTTTAATTATAATATTAATATTATGATTTATATATTGGTAAAGTATGCATTCCACTAACTTCTCCAACAAATTTAAAATCAAATGCTTCATAATAAGTATCATGGTCTCTTCTATCAGAATCTAAAGTTAAAGCTATATTCCAATTATTAATTTTATATTGAGGATAGTCTTCTATCTTATTTACAATAGGTATCTGTGTTGTAGTAAAACCACCATATTCATTTTCTGCATCTTCTTTTGTAGCATAAGCAGTTAATATTACATTTTCTGTACTTACTTTTAAATAACGTTTTGGAGCATAAACATTTATATCAGTTGCTACAGGTATTGACAGATTATCTAATTCAGTTTGACCAAATGAACTTATATTAGCTCGTAAATTTACTAACGAAGTAGTACCAAAATCTAACGTAAAACTAAATTCTATATATTTATCTGCTGATACAATATATCCATTATTACCATCTATATAATAATGTCCTCCATAATACGTATTAACAGTAAAATTAGTAACTTTTACTTCTACTGTAGTATAATATGTAGGTTTTCCTTTAGTACTTATAGTAACTTTATTAAATAGATAGCCAGAAATATCTATAGTTTGTCCAGTAACATCATTATTTATAGGACAAGGTGTTACAGATGTATAAAAATAATTATCATCAACTCCACCAACAGGACATAATAGTCCTGCTATATAAATTTCATCATTAACTTCACTTTTAAAACCTAAACTATTACTACCATTGTTACTATTAATGGATTGATTTTTAAAATTAACAATAAACTCACTATCAGGTATTTCATCATTATAACTAACAGAAGCATTATTTATAGGAACAGTACCTGAAAGATATTTCATACGTTTTTTGGTTTTATTATATATACATACAGCAGGATACCATTCTTTATTAAAAGCAGATAATAAAGCTAGTATATCTTCAAAAGATATAGTATTCTTTGAATTTATAGGTTCATATCCAAAATAAAATCTTAAATAATAAGTTTGGTCTAAATATATAGTATCTCGTATACCAGTAGAAAAACGTATAGGGTCTTGATAACTATAATCTTCGGTATTATAACCAATAAAATCACTAAGTCTATAGGGAGATTGACTAGTTCCAAAAGGCATATTATAATTCCATGCACCTTTAATACTTAATTCTTCAAATGAACTTACTGTATTAATAGTGTATACTTGGTCACTTAAACTATTATTACCTAACCACCAACCTCTACTTGAAGAACTCCAACTTTGTTTATCTGAATTTAAAGTATCTGTAACAAAAGGTTTATTATAAAGATTGACAGGTTTATATTTAGAATATGGATTTAAATTCACACTCTTACAAAGAGTAGCAAGGTCATTGCTACTCTCTCCAAGAGCTTGTTTAAC